ATGAAAGGTTTTGTGCTAGTACTATCACTGCTAATACTGTCGACTAATGCTGTTGCTGCGGGAAAAGTCATCACTGTCAGTAAGTTTGAATTTGGCAAGCAATGGGCGTTTAGCCGTGAAGAAGTGATGCTGGAATGTCGCACCGGGAATGCGCTTTTTGTGATTAATCCCAGTACCTTAGCGCAATATCCTTTGAATGACATTGCCACTGAACAAATGAAGTCGGGTCACGTATTGGCAAAACCTTTAGATGTATTGTTGTTGGATGACAGCACCAAACCAGGTCAAAAAATGAGTTTGGAGCCATTCCAGTTGCGTGCAATGACACTGTGTGGAGAATAAATCAGCCTGACTACAGCTTATCGAGATATTAGGTTATATTTAACAGCCAGTTAGCTATTCGACGATCAGTTAAAATAGCTATAATCAAAATCAATTTACAACCGTGACTATTTAGTTCCATAGCTAGGTTGGCGAAACACATGTACTCGACTACTCTTAAAGAGTAAGGCTGAATAAGCCTACGTTAATGCCAACTTTTAGCGCACGGCTCTCTCCCAAGAGCCATTTCCCTAGACCGAATATAGGAATCGTATTCGGTCTCTTTTTAATTTATTGATTTTAAAGGTGATTTTTTTGATTTATCGAAATTTATCGAAATTTTATCGAAATCTGATATTCGGTCTTTTATAGCATCACGTATTCTTTCCCCCTTGTATCAAGATACTTGTTCGTCATCTTCTCCGATTTATGCCCCAGCAGTTTCATCGCAAATTCCTTACCTTTTTCCTTTTCATACAATCGCCCAGCCAGGCTTCTGATCTCATGAAAAGTTGGCGGACTCTCATCAAAACAAAAATCTGTTCCTTTTCTCGCCGTTACGAATTTCTTTGTCAGGCTATCTGGATGTAGTGATCCATCAGGGCTATTTTTTCTGATGCCAGCACTTATCATAAAATCTGTTTTACTGGCTAATCTACATTGTTCAATCACGGTGCTAAGGCGTAGGCCAACGGCTTTAAGTTCAAGATCTAAGGGCAGGGAGATCATGGCTCCGGTTTTGCCTTGATCTATCTGTAATCTGCCATCAACAATCTGGTCAAAGCGCATCAGAGATAAATCCTCACGTCGTTGGCCAGTGACTAGCGCCAGATCCATTGATAGCCCAAACCACGCCGGTAATGTGTCAGCGACCTCACGAATAGCGAGATACTGATCCAGTTCCAGGCGCTCACGTTTCACCACCGGTTTAGCTGAGCGTGTCGGTGTCACTGGATTATTATCTATATGGCCCTCGACAATCGCCTCTCGGAAAATATCAGACAACACTGATCGCATGGTGGCTGCCATAGTTTTTTTGTCCTGTGCCACCCAAAACTCTAAAAACTCGGCAATATGGCGCGTGCTGATTTTAGCTAACACCTTGTTGCCCATCTTTTCGCTGATTATGGCTATTTGTCCCTTGCGAACTTTATAGGTGTTTTCGGCCAATTCCCGGCGCTTATAGATGACGTCATATCGTTTTAGCCATGCCGCTAGTGTGTACTCCTGCGTGCCTTTGAGCTTTTCTAGTAGCGCGACAGGAGTGTAGTTTTGTTCAATGAAATTATTGACTTCAATGGCTTGGGATATGGCGTCTCGCCGGGCAATTTTGCCGAGAGATAATTCCTTTCCAGTTAGCGGGTTGCGCCAATAGAAAGTTTGTTGAACACGCCTAAAGGTGAGGTTTTTGGGCAAATTAGCGTCATACTTTCCCGGCCTTTTTGCCATAACCAATCCTCTCCAATATTGGCGGTATCGTAGAATGTGAAATGTTCAGCGCTTTCGCCATTCTGTAGCTTTTGGGCTGTATATAAATGGCACCAGGCCGCACGCGATATTGTCTGCCGTGTTTTTCTGCTGCAGGGTAAAAGTTACCGTTTCTGGCCCAGCGTTGGAGTGTTTGAATCGTCGGCTTGTCAGTCGTATACGTTTCATCACACCATTCGGTTAATGTCATTAATTTAGCCATTGGTCATACCTCGATATGACCGGCCAGCATAGTAACGTGCTGACCGGTTCAGTTTTGATTTTTAAAAATCAGTTAGCGGACGGCTAACGAACGTTCGCCAGTTTCAAACTTGGCACCGGCTATCAATAGGCCCTCATTTAAGGCAGCTTTGATTTCATCGGCTTTTGGGGTGGTGATAATTTGCACCTGAGAAACGGAGTCTACATATTCATCAGGCAACAAATTTACATCGGTGATAACGAGTTTTTTTGTCCCTTTTCGGGCAGTGAATGTATTAGACGCCGTTTTGATCGAGTCTTTGCCGGCCTGAATCATGCATTCCAATATATATTTACGGTAGATTTCAGCCTGATTATCAAAACTTTTCTTGCGTGCACTCATCCGCTTGGCTTCGTTGGCACATATCTCTGCCTGACCCAGCGTGTTACGAACCAATGCCATCAAGGCATCGAACTTATCTTCCAGCATGCCCTCAATACCAGAGAGAGTGTCAGCGACCATTTCGGGGGTGAGTTCATCACCGCTATCGGCCATTTCCTGCAATTTTCGGTAATCAGTGGCTAATGATATGGCGGTTGTGCTCATGCTTTTTCTCCCTCAGTGACAAATTTTGCCAGGCACTCATCTTTGATTTGATTCAAACGGGTTAGACGGCCGGTCAGATATTTGACGTGTTCATCATCATGGGATGATTCGGCATTCTTGAGATGAACCCCGATGGTGCGTGTTAGTGAGGTGCTGATTTTTGTCACTTCATTCGCCGTGACTGCTGTTTTCATCGTCTCGGTATTAGCTTTGAATTTGTCGTCTAACTCTTTACGTAGACGAACCACATCATCAGCTTTAGTGCTGGCATTTTTAATACTGAACTCAATATTATTGTCGGAGGTGTATTCAGCATCATCAAACAGCCCCATAAACACATCAGCGCTGAAACCAAGCTGTGCTAATGCTTTGGTCGTGGCGTCCGTTAGGCTTTTTTTGCTGACTTCATCGTCACATATGAAACCGTTGGTACTCTGATAAATATGTTTGGTATGACCAAAAGCAGGGAAGCGGCCCCGACCTCCTGCGTGTTGGTACCACAGTTCAATCCGCATAGTGTGGTTGGATGTCCGTAGAATGGTGCCATCACCATCACGCATGGGTTTACGCCCGATCTCTCGATTGTTGCTATCCAGAACCGACTCCATAAATGGAATGCCGGGTATAAATTCCTCACTGATAATATCCACGCCCCAGCCGCTACCAAAGGGGCCAAAGATTTCCGTGGCTCTCATTGTCTGATAGGTAGGATTGATGCTGGTTACAGAGCGAATAACTTTGCCATTTTTGGTCGTGTCTTTGCGCTTGGTACGCGCTGGATCGGTGCGCTGTACTGATTTCCAGATACTTAAATTATCCTGAGACTCTTTTGGTAACTTAGAGATATCCTGATCAATCTGTGATGCCCGTTGTTGGAACTCATCTGCGGTAGGAGGCAGTGATTCAGGCTCTATCTGCTCACTGGCATGGGTCTCGGCGTTAATGGTCGCCGTTTCGTCATTAATGGCGCGATTGGCAGTGTCAGATGCATGATTTAGCTGTTCTGTTGCATCTTTTGGCACTTTTGTATCAGTTTTTGGTTTTTCGATTGTGCTGGTATTAGCCGGTGAATCGTTGGCTGTGCTGGTCAAGCCATCAACACTAAATTTGCCATCGCCAAGGTTTGCTACTTTCACATCATCGGCTTTGATTACATCAAGCTGTAAACACTGATTGATATAGGCTTTCAGCTTGGCTGGGTCTTTATGAATATCCAATTCAGCACTGCGGATCATTGCAAACAGATCATCACGGGAAACCGCTAAAATGGCAGGGATAATCCGTAAAGCTGTTGACCAGCGCCGCCAAGCCTCATCACCTTTCTCTACTTTTTCTTTAGCGCCACGATAAATGGATGATGGCACTTCCCAAACATCATAATCACCGGGGAACAGGGCGCAGGCGACTTCAAGATCGAGAGAGGCGTAATCATGCTTATAATCGCGTTCACGATGACCCGCTGGCGTAGGCGATGAATTGGCTTGTTCATTCGCTTGATTGCCAGGGTGTTCCCGCTCATCTGGACGAGAGTTGATCCACTTTTCAGCAAACTTGTTAACGTCCGGCCATGATTTAAATACCGGAGTGTGGGCCTGAACATCATCAATGAGTTGTGCCAATGTAGTGATGTACATGTGCTTAACTTGTGGTAAGCGTGGCAAGCCATCAATAACTGCACGATATAACGGCTCTGATTCATCATCATTAATTAAATCGTATGCATTAGATAATAGATGGCTATCAACAATTTCAGGCTCTACGCCATATAATAAAACATATGCAATTCTTACGTTAATTGGTAAATCGAAGATGTTTTTAACATTGTCAATTTCATCAGTATTATCAACGACGATAGGTTCAAATTCTTTAGTTTCATCATTCCATTGATTGTGTTCCATCCATTCAGTGCTGAATATGGCATTATCTTCAGCATCATCATGTACCGGAGGTCGAGGGGAACCCACACGATCAGCACAAACTTTAGGGGCAAAGAAATTACTACTTGATCCGGGGAATTCCCCTTCTAATAACATGGTGGATTTCATTGTTGCCATTTTTTGATTTTTGGCATCAACAGTAATCGCCATGGCTACAGCACCATTTGCCATAGCTGATTTTTTGGGTAGAAACCCACATACAAATAAGCTCATTGGTCATTCCTCGCTAATTATTTTTAATCTGATAATAACAATCGGTCAGTGCTATTAATTCATCTGTGGGTAATACATGATCTAACGACGTAGCGTCACATTTTTTAATTTTTTCTAAAGCCAGAGAAATTAAATCACGTACATCTACAATGCCGGATTCTATTAGATCTGAAACAGTGCCCATTATTGCGTCTGGACTCGCTCCAACTTCGACTAATGCGGGGGATTTAGCAGCATTAGCGATGACGATAGAATCAGCCAGGATTCTAAGTGTTGTCTTTTGCATAGAGATCTCGCTATAATTTCGGCGTCCAGTGGTGGAAGCCATTAGGTCATACCTCGCTAGAGTCGGTTTGGTCGCTGACTCTGCCGTCACCGGGACGTTAAGCCGGTAAGATTGCCCACCTTGTGTGGGCTTTTTTACGTCTGTTTTAATGCCGGTTACGTTTTCGGCGTCGATATATCCACTTTAATGAGCTGAGTTTTACGACCGTTTCACTGGTGTTGGCTGCAATTATTAATGTCTGGATTGAGTGGTTAAATCATCAACAACACTTGATAACAAAGCAGCTAATAATAAGTTACGGACGTTGTTATTACCGAAGCTGAAATTGGCCTCAATGACTTCATCTTCGCCAATACCAATATAATGCTGAGCGGCGGCTTTAATTGCACAGCCCATACAGTGATAATCCCCTAAAGTTTCACCACTAGGCAAAACAATAGAAGCCAGCGGTAAATTAGCCTCTTTATTTTTAACGGCATAGCCGATTACTTCATTTTCTGCGGATAACTGAGCAACGTCATTATGAAGTGGTTTAATAGATAATTTAATTTCTTTAAATTTCATTGGTCATACCTCGTTATTGTTGATGAATAATGGCATCGACTGGGTAGCAGTTGCCGTTGAATAACCTATTTTCGAAAATGACTTTTTCACATTCTTGTTGGGTGTCATAAACTTCATAGACAATATCTCTACAAATTTCATGAGCAGGGCATACCGATACAACTAAAGCGAATAATAGTTGCTCCATAAATTTCCTGAATATTAAGGGTTAAATTATCTCGGCAGTTGCTTTCCCACCATCAGTAATTTTTAGATAAATCGATTCGCAATGAGGGCAAGTCGCTAGTGAATCCCAAACTGCGTTATCTATTCCTCTGCGTGTTTCAATTTCTTTATTACATATTGGGCAGCGAAGAGTGATGAAATTCACCCCCTTGGCTTTAGCTTGTGCAACATATTTACTGTGGTCATCCAATAGCTTTCCCATTGTCTATCCCTTTTTATCTGCTTTCAGATTGTCAGAACTTGCTTACCTAAGCGGCTGTTGTGCCGTTGATGGGCTAAAGTTAATTTAAACTAACAATAAATTCAATCGTAAATTTAAATAAACTTAACAATAAGGGCGAAATTAGCGGTAAGAATTTGAAAAGTATGAATATTTATTTGGCGAGTTTTTTTCTGGTTTGTAACAGCTCTTCAAAAAGTCGGTTTAACTCATCAACTTTAAGCCGAAGGTCTGTTAAGTGCCGCTCTTTTTCTGATTCAGGAAGAGACGCAAACAATTGAATTAGTTCAGCTTCTCTCTCATCAAGTTCAGGTGGGATCTTTACTGCGGGTGAGGGGGATTGATCTGTATCCCCGTATAAAATCCACGTTGGTGAGCACTGTAATGCGGTACTCAGGGCAAATAGATTTTTGCCAGAAGGTGAACTGTCGTTGCTTTCCCATTGTGAAATGGTGACATGGGACACTTTCACCGCCTTTGCAAGGCTGCGTTGGGTTAGTTGCAGCTCATTTCGCCGCTCTCTGATGCGTTCACCGGGATTTTTCATAGTTAGGTAATTCTAAATTCTCTTGACTTAAATTTCCTGAACAAATAACTTGTTAACTAAATCTAACAACAGGAGAGGCGACGTGTTAAAAAAAGATGCCATTCAATATTTCGGCACCAAGAGTGCTCTGGCAAAAGCTGCGGGGGTTAAGCCGCCATCGGTTTCTGCTTGGGGTGATTTAGTCCCAGAGAAAAGGGCCGTTCGATTAGAGAAAGCCTCTAATGGCGAATTGCATTACGACCCTATTGACTATGACAAGCCTATAGCACCAGCACAGTAAACGCTGATTTTTAAAAATCAGCTTTCATAAGGAGGTCACTGTGAAATTAAAACATGATGCCATCTGCGCAGAATTGCGGAGCTGGGCAGCAGAAACCAAACAAGAAATTGTCGCGGCAGAAGTAGCACAGGCTTATTTCGATCTCGGTGGTGATGAGCTTCCACTCACGCCCATTGTGGATGAACACGCCACCCACAACAACAAACAGCGCTTGTTCCGCTGGGTTGATAGTGACACTGACAAGGCCAGAGCAAAAATCGCCGAACTTACTCCAGCCATACTTCAGGCATTGCCAGGAGAGCGGCGTGCCAGATTGGAAAACCCCAATTCAGTGAATTATTTGGCGGCACAAGCATTGCGCGATTTCTCGCTAGCGATGAGTGCGGTGTTGTTGGGCTGCTCTGATATGTCACAGAAATTAATTAAAGCAACTGAGGCAATACATGCACTTATTCCGGTGACACAGCAGTTGATTGCATAACGAGGTATGACCAATGGCCAGATTTTCCAGAGAACAAGTCGAGCAACAATTACGAGATGAACTGCAACGTGTCGGTTTTAGCGAGACAGTCGCCAGATCGGCGGCTATTCAAGGCGGTAAGCATTACACCGATACGCCGAACTCTACATTTGCCAGTGCATTGGCTTGGGCTAAGACCTATGCCAAACCCTATAAGCGGATGCGGGATAAACCGGTAGCAAAAGTCGTTAAAGCTAAAAAGCCGTGGCGGGTGTCACATGGCTAAAAAACTGACTTATCGCAATGGTTACCGTTACGGAAATATGCCAATTACAGCAAATATGGCGCGGGTGATTTTACGGCAATTTACCCGTGAAGCCATGCATGGGCAACGGAGAGCATTTAACGCTCTTTTTAATACTAGTCACGCCAAATGTAACGTTATCAGCGTTACAGAGCAGCACTGAATCGGGGTAGGTATGGCATCAAGTTGGATAAAAGTCGAAGTGATTACTCCAGATAAACCGGAGATCTTCCAACTGGCTGAAATCCTGAATGTTGACCCGGATACCGTACTCGGAAAGTTAATCCGTGTTTGGGTCTGGGCTGATCAGCAGACCATCGACGGTAACGCAGATTGTAACGCCGTTAGCGTTACCCGAATTGGCATTGACCGTATCACTTTTATGTCGGGCTTCGCTGACGCACTGCTTTCCGTTGGATGGTTAAAACATGATGGCACAAAAATGTATTTCCCACATTTTGAACGCCATAACGGAAAAGGCTCTAAAAAACGGGCAGTTACCAGTCGGCGCGTTACAGAATTCAGAGATTCGAAATCAAAAGGTAACAACAAAGGTAACGCTGGCGGCGTTACACCACCGGATCAAAAAGCGTTACCAGAGGAAGAGTTAGAGGAAGAGAAAGAACTAAAAGAAAACCCCCCTGTACCCCCCAAGGGGAAAAGGGAAGGTAAGACATTTGATCCGTTAAATATCGAACTGCCGGAATGGTTACCGACTGAGTTGTGGGAAGAGTGGGTTCAATTTCGTTGTGATTTAAAAAAACCAATTAAAACCAAACAGGGGGCAATGGGCGCAATCAATCAGCTGGCGATATTCAAGGAAAACGGCCATGCACCAGCGGTGGTCATTGCTCAAAGCATTGCCAATGAGTGGCAGGGATTGTTTGAGCCGAAAGCCAGCCAGTCCCATGCAGGGCATTTGAATATTGATTTTGAAGGCGCATTCCGGCGGCTGGTACTCAAGGGTAATGAGCCAAAAAACTCAGCCGAACGCAGGGCATTGAAACAAGCCCAAAATGCCAATTTACGTATGAAAAACGAAACGATAGCTCATAACGCCTGGCGGGGTTATCTCAAACAGGCTTACACCGAAAGTGGTGAACAGCCCTATAGCGGAGATTAAAAAGTGGAAACGATCAATATCAACCGAGCGGTCTTTTGCGATTACTGCGGCAAAGGGGCGAAGCTGGTGCGGGGACATGAAATTTACCCTCAGCGGCAAGACTTAGCTTCACAGTTCTTTTGGTCATGTGCGCCTTGTGGGGCCTATGTGGGCTGTCACAAAAATAGTGATGCTTATCCCCTTGGCCGTCTGGCTAACGCTCAGTTACGAGCGGCGAAGCGGTTGGCACATGCCGCATTTGATCCGCTGTGGCAAGAGTTTGGCATGAAGCGGCCAGAAGCATATGAATGGTTGGCAGGACAGTTAGAGATTTCAATGTCTCAATGCCATATCGGCATGTTTGATTTAGACCAATGTCGGCGGGTGCAAAAGTTAGCAACGGATTACAAGAATTCCCTGTAGTGAGCGAGGTATGACCAATGGAAATTAATAACTGTAATAATTTTATCAATGACAATCGGCCAGTGATTGACGACAAATGTGATCATTCATCCTGCATCATTGATGCCTGGGGAATGGCGGCTCGCGCCAGATGCCGAGCGCCTTATACGCCGCCGGTCAAGCCGAAAAAGGTGGTAATTCCTACATCGGCAGCAACGAAATCAGAGAAGCTTAAAGCGGCCAAAAAATCTAACACATCATCAGCACTGCGACTAAAAGCCAGTGAGTTGGTGGCGGTGATGTTGGGCAAAACATTGACCTATACCGGCATTCTTGCCGTGCTTGATAAATCCTATCCGGATCACGGCATTACGCTGCGCATGTTGCAGATGCGTATGATTGGTTTGATGAAATCGCCGCATGTTGACATTACCCGCCATGAAAAACCGGTAGCGGAATTTACCTTGCACAGTGTCAGTGAGCGTTTTTATGCGGACTCGATGCTCAGGGCTAATTCAAAAAGTTGAAGCCAATTAGAAGTAAATGAGTTAACAACATAAATTGCTATATTTATCAATATGCTCAGTAAATCAATAGATAGCAGGCCGCACTAGTGATGCAGAGCTAGTAGCGGTCTTAACTCTCTATTAGCACTGGTTTTGAGTGTTCAATCACAATAAATTTCATATTAATCTTGAAGCCAAAACGAAAAAAAACTAAGATAAAATCCGGTTAACGAAATCAGGGTATCTAAATGAGTAAGGTCGATATACAGAAGGACATTAGTAATTTGATTGTTAATGCCTTTCCTCGAGATTTATGGTTAAACATACAAGATGTGTTTCATGCCCAGTATGATGCTGCGCAACAAGTGACTATGGGGTCAGCGCTAAAACTCGATCTCCCTGGGCAAATTCGCTTAAGGCCTCAAATAAGACATTATACTTTAAATGCTGCCTTCAAAGAGGCTGCATTGAATTCTGGGGTGATCCATAACAGTGTTGAGACTTCCCCAAAAGGGGAGCATTTTGTTGTTCTTAGCTCTGCTGGTGTAAAAATGAGTCGCATTGGGCTTAACCATGACGAACCAAACATCAAAGGAGCTAAACATCGGACACTTCTAGCTGAACTCAACGAAAGTTTAGAGGGCTTTACGCCTGACCTTTTTAGTGAAAAGACATTAGATCAAGGGCCAGCGGGAACTTTGGGTGTCTTACTTTTGAATATTAATCCCCCTTACCATGAGTCACAGAGCAGAATGCTCGATTTAAGGGTTGTGGTACCTTTTAGCAATTTAAAAGGATTCCATTTCAATTGGTCATTAATTGAACTGTTAGAGCTGTATACAGGCGAGAAAAAAATTATCATTCCTGATAATGTTTTACCTCAACTAAAACGGCATCTGAAAGATCAAGAGAATTAAGTCGGTGGTACTATGAGAGTGGGAATATCAGGATTTCAGCCAAAAAGATTAACCCAAATGAGAGAAGCCAGAGGGTTATCGAAAATAAACCTTGGTAGGTTGGTTGAGCGTTCCCCATCAACAATTACAAAGTGGGAAAATGGTAGTCATTCCCCTGATGCTGAAGGTTTAGCTAGTCTTGGTAGGGCCTTAAATTGTCCTGAAAGCTGGTTTATTAAAGTTACCAGTGAGAAAGAAAATAATCCTGTATTCTTCAGAACACTATCAGCAACAGCAAAAGATTTATGTAGCGCCTCGGAAGTGTACATGGGGTGGCTGCAGGAAATTTCTGCATCATTACAAGAATACTTAGACTATCCAAATATAAATGTCCCACATTTGGATGTTGACGATTATAGGTCCATTGATGATGAAATCATCGAACGAATGGCATCGAATTGTAGAAAGATTTGGGGATTAGGTATCGCACCAATTCAAGACCTTCTCTTAGTAATGGAAAATGCTGGAATTGTATGCTCTCGATTTGAACAAGGGAGTGTAATGATGGATGGTTATTCTCAATGGAATGAAAAAGAAAGTAGGCCTTATGTGGTACTTGCTAGTGATAAAAATAACTATTTTCGGAGTCGATTTGATGCCGCACACGAACTTGGCCATTTAGTTTTACATAGATATGTTAAGAGATTAGATAGTATTAATTTCAAACCTATTGAAGAACAAGCACATAAATTTGCCGCTTGTTTTATGCTTCCTGAAGAGGCTTTCTCTGCTGAACTGCCTTCGTTCCCAAGTCTAGAAAATTTTGTGTCATTAAAAAATCGTTGGGGTATGTCGGCGCAATCAATGATATTACGAGCAAGAGATCTTGAGCTTATATCCTCTATAGAATACCAACGGTTGTATAAAAGCCTTTCTTCAAGGGGATGGCGTAAAGGTGAGCCTTTAGATGACCAAAGAAAACCAGAGTCTGTTAGATTGTTGCCTCGATGTGTAAATTTATTGCTTGAGTCTGGTGTGTTTTCAAAGCAAACATTTCTTGAATTTGTGAATTTGGCTAGAGGTGATGTTGAGGATTTATGCTCACTTCCTAAAGGTTTTCTCGCTGAGTCAGCAGTACTTAGCTTTGAATCAAAAATACAACTCAAGAATAGTAAAAATATTTTGACTGAGATTGATCACCGAACAAATGTTGTCGATATGTTTAAACGTAAATAGATTATGCTTTATAGCCTACTTTAACACCTAGACATCTTATTTTTACTTATTTTATATATCAGTTTGTAGCCGATTTCTCACAATGAGAAATCGGCTACAAACCATGCTAATTAGAGACTTAAATTGTAAGCATATTCAATATTGAATATGGCGGCATAATCAACAAGAAATTGCTGATATTCATACTTTTTATGTGGTTATATCCGCTATTTAGAATATGAAACTTTACTTAACTGACATTCACATGAAATCGGTTGAACCAGGTCCCCTGTATGGGGTTATTGAGATCATAAAGGTATTAGCTTAATGATTACTATAGAAAACTTGATTCAACACTTACCAACGGATGGTCGAACTGTAATTCATAGTGAAAAAGGTAACATAATAAGTATTGAACAATTAAGATCGGATCAGTTTATAGCAACGTTGCCAGCCTTTATCGATATGGCAGAAAGAGCGGGGTATATCATTACAATCCCTGATATTTAACGGTATAATAACCAAGTCAGCCTGAACAACTGACAACCTAAGTTGTTGTTGTGTCATCACCCTTGGGGGCAAGATGGCACAACTTTCATTTATCAAATCTGGCAATGAAACACTGACACCGGCCACACCCGATGTTAGGGATTTTCTGCATTATAAAGTCAAGCTGGGGGCTATTCTCACCGCTGATTTTAAGCAAGTCCGCAATCCAAAGTTTCACCGTAAATACTTCTCTTTATTGAATCTGGGTTTTGATTACTGGACACCCTCCGGTGGCACCATATCGCCTGAAGAAAAGAAGCTGGTGCGTGGTTATGTAAACTATTTGGCTGAATACGCCGGTCATAGTGACACGTTGGAAGAATTAGCCCGTCAATATCTCGATACGTTGGCAGAGCAGCGAGCAGACCGTGTAACCCTCCTTAAATCCTTTGATGCATTCCGACGCTGGACAACCATTCAAGCCGGTTACTTTGCCATTATTCAAATGCCGGACGGCTCCCAATTTAAAGAACCTAAATCCATTTCGTTTGCATCGATGGACGATACCGAATTCTCCGAACTCTACAAAGCCACTCTTGATGTGCTTTGGCAATTCATTTTGAACAAAACCTTTAGTACACCTGCTGCCGCAGAAAATGCCGCCAGCCAGCTATTAAGTTATGCATAGGGGGATTTATGGCTAATTTACGCAAAGAGGCAAGAGGCCGTGAGTGCCAGATTCGTATCGTCGGAATATGTAACGGTAATGCTGAAACTAGCGTATTGGCACATTACCGCATGGCCGGTACCTGTGGAACGGGTATAAAGCCGCATGATCTACAGGCTGCAATTGGGTGCAGCGATTGCCACGACGCGATCGACGGAAGAAAAAAATCAGATTACACCCGCGATGAGTTACGGCTTTTGCATGCCGAGGGTGTTTTTCGGACACAAGCTATTTGGAAGAAAGAGGGGTTCATTTGATGAACGCACAGCAACTTGAGTATGCGCGCACTGAATTAACCAAGGCGTTGGTGGATATATCTGGCGGAACCAAAGGCCAGCTTGAGGCTTTTAGTGAAAATCCACCAGCAGATAAAGACCATTACCGTCGCTTGAAAATCCATAAAGTTCAGCTCGAAGGGGGGCGGGAGGTTTGCATGCTAACGACACCCACTTATGCTCTTGAAACTCGGAGCCGTAAACGCCCAATGCCACCAATGAATGAATTTGAGTTTTCTTTGTGTTCATGGCGGCGAGCGGTGAACACCCTTAATGAATTTCAAAATGCGTGGCTGAATTACTGCTATGGCTTTAATTTAAAATTTGAGTACCAAGTGTTATTTTGCAAACATATTTGGGAGATATACCAGAAGCACCTATCTGATAATCCGGTACAAACCAAGGTAAAGAAACGCCTTATTTCGCTCGTTTGGCTTGCCGCACAAGACGTTGCTGCAAAAAATAACAATGAGACTTACAAAGAATATGCGGGTAGTGCGCTAGCCACTCTTATGAGTATTTCTCGTTCAACGTGGTGTGAGGTATATGCGCCGCATTGGGCACGACTGAAACAGGCTTTTGAGGAACTGGATGCAGAAGCGCTACAACTGGTCTTAAATCGTCGTCCAGATCCTATTATTGACGAAGTTAGCGACTAGATATTGCAAAACCGAACAAAAAAGCGCATATTTAACGTTAATTAGATATGTTGTCATAATTATAATTAACCCGCTACTCGCGGGTTTTCTTATTTTTATCAATAACAGACCAACAGCTACTGATATTCATCTCTTTGCAGAAGTCCTTAATGATTGAACCAAATGCTTTAAGTGTTTTTGCAAGATTTTGATCTGTAACATTACCACTTTTCTCACTGTTATTTTTCCAGTGACTAAAAAATGTCTTATCTACGGAATCAATATTTGGAGTAATAGATGAAGGAATTGGTGATATGTTTTCCTTACTGCAGCTTGTCGGTATTTTTGCCGCAAAATGCTCGAAAAATTTTTTAGTACTAAAGGGATTGTTGGAATCTTTGGTTAGTCCTAAAGCTTTACATAAATCATAATATGCTGAACTTGGCTGGATCATTGGTGAGATGTCAAAACCCGGGTTGACGTTTACATAGAACCCACAATCATGACCAATAGCGCCAAAAAGAAGTTTGAATGGTTTGCTATCTATAATAAACATTACATCAAAATACACATTATTGTGACGGTATTGGAAGGTAGTACGTTTGATGCTCTGAGTGCGCATATTCTGATACAGAGCAGAGAGTCCTTCTATTTTCATTAATCACCTTCCTTTATTTATATATATGGAATCAATTTGACTAAAATTGATTCCTATAACTTTGAAACAATTTTATGTGCGAACTCATTAACTGCGGTGTCGATGTTTTTCGGTGTGCCAGGCATGGTTGGTGCATCTTCAACATGATGGGTGATAGCTTCAATTAGCTCGCTGATAGTTGGCAGTGGGGATATTTTCTTTAGGTTTGAAATTGCTTTTCTTAACTCGATAGCGTCACTTGGATGAGAACTGAACCACGTCGGTCTAGATGCCCAACATTCAAGAGCATTAATTACAGTGTTACGCATGATGTATTCCTTTTTTAAATATGAGAAATGGGATATTAACATCAATAACAGATATAGAAAAATGACAAGCCAATAATTGTGGGGCTGCGCTATTTTGCGTGGCCTTTTTATTTTTAAAAACACCCAACCCATCAGGGAGGGGGAGACTATGAAAATGAGCAATATAACAACAGCGGTCTCCTATACCGTGTCGGGTGGTAGTTTCATTTTTTGGGCTAAAGAGCTAATTGCTGGATTCACACCTGATGAGTGGACAGTTATCGGTGTACTTGGCTCTTTGTTTTTTATGGCCCTGACATTCTTGCTTAATGCAGGTGTGAAAATTTGGGATCGCCGCCACGGCTATAAACCGGATGGTGAGTGATGGCCTCGACCAAAAGCAAATTAAGCGCAGCTGTCCTGGCTCTGATTATGGTTGCAGCACCGGCAACCATAATTCTTGATCAGCTTTTGAATGAGAAAGAGGGTAACCGGCTTGTAGCTTATCCAGATGGAAAGGGGATTTGGACTATTTGCCGTGGTGCCACAGTAGTTGATGGTAAGCCGGTAGTGAAAGGCATGAAGCTGTCAGCGGAGAAATGCGCTGAGGTGAATAAGCTGGAGGCTGACAAGGCCATCAACTGGGTGAAGAAAAATGTCCGGGTACCGCTGACTGAACCACAGATGGCCGGTATCGCTTCGTTTTGCCCCTATAACATCGGCCCGAGTAAATGTTTTACCTCCACCTTTTACCGCAAACTTAATGCTGGCGACCGCAAAGGCGCATGCGCTGAAATCAAACGCTGGGTATATGACGGTGGCAAGGATTGCCATATTCGCTCTAATAATTGCTACGGCCAGATAGAACGCCGCGCGCAAGAAAGCGAGCTGACATGCTGGGGGCTGGATGAATAAGGCCATCGGATTAGTCATTGCTGTACTGGTGGTTATTGTGTCGGCTCTGTTCTTTAACAGTTATCGCCTCTCAAATGATATCCAAAAAGCGGAAAAAGCGCTGAGTGATGAGCAAACCACAAACACAGCACTGGGCAACATCATTGATGCATACCAAGTGAATGAAGCCGCTAACCGTGCAGCCACAACTCGCCAGCTAGAGAACGAAAGGAAACTACGCAATGAAAGTGAAGACCGGCTCAAGCGGTTTCTGGCGGTGGCGTCAGATGATAAGTGTGCTATTCAGCACATGCCTGACGCTAGCATTAACATCCTGCGCGAGTAAGTCGGTACCACGGCTGGCAGTTACCTGCCCTGTATTGCTACCGCCAGAGTCTGCATTAATTGAATGTGAAGTGCCGGAATTCGTCGGTACCACTTGGGGAGATAGTGGTCTTTATGCGCTGGCATTAAAACGCGAACTACGGATCTGTAAGGGGCGGCTCGATGATGTTATTGGCTGGCGACAGAATATTTTGAAGGAAACTCATTGATCAGTACCAATAATGGTAATCTTCCTTATCTCATTAGAGGGAGAAAGCTATGAATTGGGAAGCTATATCAGCGTTAGGAACTTGGGCTTCAGTTATTGTGACATGTGTAGCTCTTATTTATGCCGCAAAAGCTTTGAGTACATGGAGGGAGCAGGAAAAAGTAAAAGCTAAAATGGGTTTCAAAAAATCCCTTCTAAACTTTAGGCAGTCGTTCATATTTATGCCTGATAGATTTGACATGCAGTTGGCTGCGGCAGGTAACAGTTTGATACTTATGGGTGATGCCGCAGGTTCTGAGAAATATAATCTCATTGAATATGCGAGAGGCCTAAAAAATTTAGTTGCAACCTATGAGAACTGTAATGGGTGTTGGGTAGCGACGGAACATCTTTTCGATGGAAAGGTAGAGAGTGAGTTATTTAATGAGCTTATCGATAGATTCAATGGCTACCTTGCTGGCAATACAACTAAAGATGAGTTTGTAAAATTATTAATAAATCTATATTCACGTAGGTTTGTATTTGAACACAAATAATGGATGAGCCGTTTAATCACGGCTTTTGTATATTTGGCGGTTATGTCAATATCACTGACCACCAGCAGAACTATTTTGCTTTAATAGCTAAATTTTCACATGTCATATTTGTTGAAAACAATTGGTCCACAGCTGCAAACAAGGTGAATTCCGACATCAAAAACGCGCAAGTAGCGAAGAACCATAAAATCATCATATTTGGCCGACTTTTGGGCTGTAAAGTGTCTTTGATGCGTATAGTTAGGTCAAGTGCACAACAAAGTATTAAAAATACGCTGATAGCGACCGTAATATTTCTAATGAGATTATCAGATGTAGGATGAATACAGGAGGCTCTAAAGCTCATTAAGAATACGATACTTACTACTACAAAATAACTTGCGATGCTTGCGCATGATTGAGTTATTAGTTTACTAAAGGGTCTGAAATACTCTAGGTTTATGTCTTGAATCTTCAATGTATTACCTATTGTATACGCAATTATAATATTAACTGCATTACAGATGGCATTCACTGAGTGCCATTGATAATGCGCAAGCAAAGCCATCAGTAACACCTTCCGCTCACCCTGAGCATGGTTGCTGGTGGTTTTTTTTATTTAGGAAGGTGGGCGGCCGCTGGTAGTTGTAGCTACTAACGGCCATTCATACCCACAGGTAAGGTCATGAGTACGAACCAAGGCCCACTTGCTCTCGAGAGCAGGGTCATAATAGTTGGAACATGCAAAATGACCATAGTAAAAAATCAGAATAAATTAGAGATAGCCTATAAATCACTCAATTCGTTGATTGTTTACGCAAAAAATGCCAGAACACACTCAGCGGAGCAAGTAGATGAAGTTGCGGCGAGTATTAAACAGTTCGGTTGGACAAACCCAATTCTTATTGATGAGCGGGGTGAGGTAATCGCGGGTCATGGTCGTTTATTGGCAGCGGAACAGTTGGGTATTGAACAAGTTCCTACCATCACATTATCTGGGTTAACGGAGTCTGAGAAAAAAGCCTATCGTCTTGCTGACAATAAATTGTCGCTGAATGCCGGATGGGATCAGGATCTCTTAACTTTGGAATTAAGTGATTTATTGGCAGAAAATTTTGACCTTGGTCTAACCGGATTTTCGTCTGATGAAATCGATCAAATGTTGAATATCGATTTTCTGCCTGGTAACGAAGATGATCAGGGAAAGCTCGATCATCTGGACGCCAAACTCTGTCCACACTGTGGGGGTGTTTTATGACAACACTCACGGTTGATTGGGCAACTCATCAAGCGGCCAGCTTTGCTTGTCTTAATTGGCATTATGCCAAAGCGGTACCAGTGGGAAAATTGGTAAAAGTGGGGGCGTGGGAAGATGGAAAATTTATTGGTGTCGTTATTTTTAGCCGCGGTGCCAATAACCATATCGGGCAACCTTACAGTTTGCAGCAGGATCAAGTGTGCGAACTTACCCGCGTAGCATTACGCCAGCATATATCCCCGGTTAGTCAGATATTGGCTAAAGCGATTAAATTTCTTGCTGATGTTTGCCCTGGTCTGCGGCTAATCGTCTCCTATGCAGATAAAGACCAAAATCATCATGGCGGAATTTATCAGGCCACCAATTGGATATATGAGGGGCTATTTGGGGCCGGAACGGTGGGTGCATTCATCATCAAAGGTAAGAAAACCCACCCGCGCAGTATTTCAGCCAAAGGGGTAAAGCAAAACCTTGAATCAATCCGCCAGCATTTAGATCCCAACGCCCAAGAATTCAAAACGTCAGGAAAGCATAAATATCTGATGCCCCTCGACAAGAAAATGAAAAAAATCCTGATATCACGTCATAAACCCTATCCCAAGAGGGCATGACGATGGATAAGCCGACGCTCGATAAGGTGGAGGCATTGGCAGGGCGTGGATTAACGGAACAGCAGATAGCCGACACACTGGAAATCGACATTGATAATTTAAGGAAGGATAAATCAGCAATCTCACTTTACCGGCTGGCTGTTCGCCGGGGAAAAGCTAAAGGGATAGCGGATATATCCAATTCTCTGTTTATCAAAGCCAAGAAAGGCGACACGCGAGCCATGATTTTCTTGCTGGAGCATTTAAAACCTCAATAACATTTACCTACTGTCATTTCATCCATAAGGAAAATGATATGAACGATAAGCCTTATATTTATGCCGGAAGTCTGAATAATCGAGAGTTGAGCAATTGGTTAGCTCAGAAACTATTGGAACTCGGGTACCTTATTTCAAATGAGAATCAGCAAGCATCTCTGAACGAAAGGCTTGCCGAATTGAGTGATAAGCATCCCGAGGTTAGCGTTCTTGCACTTGCAGGAATATTTCGGCAATCGTCGGCTTCCACTCATGTTCCTGTAGGTCATCAAAAGCAATCTGAACTGTCCCTTCCTGATGTGACAAATATCTCTGAGCATCTTCAGGTAGGTTCGCAAGAATCAGCTCGTCCTGAAGAACAAAAAGGGAATCATTTAGGCTCATTTCCCGTATAACGGACAGTGGCCATTTGTATTTCATCAGGATTTTGTGGTGCAGGGCATTCTTACCTTGTAAAGGGAATACACCCGAACCGTATTTTTTACGGTGCTCATGTAAGAAAACATCTAATATAAATATCTGCATTGTTCTGTTATCGACTTTTAGGCTGTCATTTGCATCTGCGTAGCCAACGTTTTTGATACCACGAACTTCGTTGATATGATTTTTTATGCTGAACCATAAGTTTGAATAACCTGACATGTTGAACCTCCCAGTTCTTTGATGTGAGAGTTAACAGAATATACTGGGAATGGTTCAACACCAATTGTGTGAGTAAAAAATGAAAAAGCCGGATTGGGAGGCGATAAAGCGCGAATACTGTGCCGGACAACTTTCAATTCGCGCGTTAGCTGAAAAGTACGGTGTAAGTGATACCGCAGTACGGAAGAGGGCTAAAGCTGATACTTGGCCTAAGCCTGAAAAGGTTCGAAAAACAGGTTCGCATAATTCCGGTGCGAACCTGCGAACCAAAGATAAAAAATCAATTTCGAAAATTGAAAATATCGAATTGCCTGAAATTGAAAATCAAATTGAAGAAAGCCGCTCTATCGCCAGTAGATACGGGCTTAACGATATGCAGGCAAAATTCGTCAGTGAGTATTTAATTGATTTGGATAAGACGGCTGCTTATAAACGGGCCGGATATAAATGCGAGGGATTAACCGGTGCTGCTGCTGCCCGCCGGTTGTATCGCCATGTATCGGTAAACAGAGCCATACGCGATGCAATGGAAGCCAGAGAGAAACGGACGCATATCACGCAAGATGCCGTTTTAAATTGGTGGTGGGATATTGCCACGGCCAACGCCAACGAAATTTCAGAGTTTCGTCGTTTATGCTGTCGTCACTGCTGGGGGATTGAAAATAAATACCAGTGGATTAACGAGCAGGAATATCAGGAAGAGTCGGAGAAAAGAACCAATAACGGAAAACCTGCGCCACTGGATGATGGCGGTTACGGTTTTGACAGTACGCTCGATCCTAATCCAGATTGCCCACGTTGTAATGGTGAGGGGCAAGGCAGGGCACATTTTCATGACTCGCGGGATTTATCAGTTTCGGCACGCCGCCTTTATGCCGGTGTTAAGCAAGGTAAGTTTGGCTTAGAAGTCATTACCCGTAATCAGGATGACGCACTAAAAATGGTCGGGCAACATTTGGGTATGCTGAAAAATAAAACTGAAATTAGCGGCCCTGATGGTGGGGCTATTAATCAGGTGAACTACACGCCAGAAGATTATGTGAAAGCGCAGCAGATGTTAGAGGGTAAATTGCCGGGGTTGGATTGAATGCTAAAAAAATAAGCTATATGAAATAGGCAAGTCGGTTAACTAAGTTTTCAACTAATGGATGTTATCAAAGGGAAAGCCACTCGAAAGTGGCTTTAGAAAGTTATTTGAGAGCGTTCAGAATTCTGTGTCACGTTAAACGTTCTACAACGTAATCACTTTATCAAGGCGGCCTTCAAAATAAATCGCCAACTGGGACAATGTCAAATTCCAGCTCTGGATCGGCATTGTCCATTTTTCCTGCGCATTCATTAATCCCAGATACAGTAATTTTAACAGACTGTTTTCATTCGGGAACGCGCCTTTCGTTTTTGTTAGTTTTCTGAACTGCCGATGCACCGATTCAATGGCGTTTGTCGTGTAAATGACCTTGCGGATCGTTGCCGGATATCGGAAGTAACACGACAGATTGGCCCATTTTCTCCGCCACGACTGAAGTACCACTGGATATTGTTGGCCCCATTTTTCTTCCAGTTCGTCCAGTGCGATTTCCGCTGCCTCTTTTGATACCGCACGATAAACTGGCTTTAAATCAGCCATAAACGCCTTGTGATGCTTCGATGCAACATATTTTATCGAGTTACGGATCTGGTGGATGACGCACAACTGAACTTCTGTATCGGGGTAAATGCTGTTTATCGCTTCCGGGAACCCTGTCAGACCATCCACACAGGCAATCAGAATATCGTTCACACCACGATTTTGTAGATCGGCCAGTACCGACAGCCAGAAATTAGCGCCTTCACTTTCAGACAGATACAGGCCCAGTATCTCTTTTTTGCCTTCCAGATTCAGGGCGAGAACAGTGTAGACCGCTTTGCTCTGATAACGCCCGTCTTCGCGGATTTTATAGTGGATAGCATCCAACCAGACGAAGGGGTATACCGCTTCCAGCGGGCGTTGTTGCCACTGTTTCAGCTCAGGAATAACGTTATCGGTGACCGCGCTGATGGTGGCACTGGACACGCTGAAAGCATATAAATCCTCAATTTCCTGGCTGATATCTTTGTAGCTCATGCCAAGTGCGAACATACGGATGATCTTGCGCTCGATCTCATCGGAAAGTGTGGTCTGGTGCTTCTTCACCAGCTGAGGTTCAAAAGTACCATTGCGATCGCGGGGCGTGGCCAGTACAAAGCTGCCAGTGGGTGTTTTAACGGTCTTTTTGCCTGAGCCGTTTTTACGGTTGGCTTCAACGTCCTGAGCCAGATGCGAATCGAGTTCAGCAGCTAATGCAGCTTCGGTTAACTGTTTGATTAATGGCGTTAAGATGCCATTTTTCCCGGTTAATGCCTGACCGGACTGGAGTGCCTTAAGCGCTTTGTCGAAATCGAAGGGTTGGGACATGTGTCATTCCTTTTTGATTGCATATTACTGGAATGACACAGAATTTCTAACACTCCCAGTTATTTTTTTGTATTTGTACGGCAATCTCGGCACCAGCTTTGATTTGTTGCACCGGAAGGTATAGTTCTAAAGCCAAAAAGTGTCTGAAGTTGACCTGCATTGTGTGCTGTTGTGGTTTTGCAATTAGGGCAAGTGTGGGGAAGATTAACAGTACCTACCATTTCACGTTTCCTTGTTTGTATGAATATCGTACGTATTTAATTGTTATCTGGTCTGGAACTGACCATAGACAAATAAAAAGAGAAAGTTTTTATCTATTAGCCTACGAAGTAACGTCATTTTATTTCCTTACTCAGAAAGGAAATATTGGATAAAACCCATTATAAACATGTGGGTTATGAGGTGTTATTTCAAGTGATAAATGACACATTTTTTGGGTTACTCAGTCACTATGTTAATAATCTAAATATTTGACCAAGGATCACCAACCCGCAGGATCACCACATGAGCGATATTCTCGAATGGGAAAATCTGGATTTCCCGTCGCGTGTCGCCCTGAAATCCCGATCGGAGAAGTCTTTTCTTAATTTCACTCGCATTTGGTTTGAGCTGCTGCAAAGTGACCGGTTACTGGTGAACTGGCATCATAAAATGATGGCCGCAAAGCTGGATGATTTGGTCAATAACCGGCTGCAACCGCGTAACCTGATTGTGAACGTGCCGCCAGGTGGCACTAAAACCGAGTTTATTTCGGTTCATTTGCCAGCCTATATCAATATGTTGGTGCAGACTGGCCAGTTACGGCGCTTTCGTAATCTCAATGTGTCGTTTGCTGACACACTGGTAAAGCGTAATAGCCGCCGCACCCGCGATATTATCGCCAGCCCTGAGTATCAATCACTGTGGCCTTGCCGCTTCGGTATTAATCAGGCAGAAGAGTGGGAAATCGTTAATAGTCGGGGCCGAATGGTGGGGCAGACGGTTTCCCGCTCCAGCGGTGGGCAATTAACCGGTGGTCGTGCGGGTTTCCCCGGCCCTGATTTTTCCGGCTTTGTCGGGCTGGATGATTACAACAAACCCGAAGATATGTTTTCGGCCACCAAACGGGCCAGTGCGAACCGTATTTTGGTGAACACCATCCGCTCACGGCGCGGTGATAAGAGCAAAGAGCATCCGACACCGTTCGTTTCTATCCAACAGCGGTTACATACCGATGACGCCACCGGATTTATGCTGTCCGGCAAGATGGGGGTGGATTTTCACCACATCACTATTCCGGCGTTGGTCAGTGAAGAATACATCGATGCGTTGCCGGAGCCGTGGCGCTCACACTGCTGGTTCTCGGTTAAAAATAGTGAAAGCGTGGTGGTCGGCGGGGTGCGTTATTGGTCTTACTGGCCGGTAAACGAATATGTCGGTGATTTGCTGCGGTTGTGGGAAAGCGACGAATACACTTTCATGTCGCAATATATGCAGCGCCCACGGGCATTGACTGGCGGGTTAATTGATACCGACTGGTTTAAACGCTACACCCATTTACCCCCGCTGACTCACCGCGCCGTTTATGTCGATACCAACTCCGGCAAAATTGAAGATTACAACGACTACACCGTCTTTACCCTGGTAGGGATGGGCGTTGATGGCAATCTCTACATTATTGACAGTGTGCGTGGTCGCTGGGACCCGGAAGACTTACTGACCACCGCGCAAGACTTATGGGAGAAATGGCGGCCGTATAATCCGAAACGCCCCGCGCCATTACGTCATATGGGGATTGAGGATAAACAGGCCGGGCAAGGTCTGATTACCACGCTGGTAAAACGTAAAAGCATTCCCATTCTGACCATCCCGCGCGGCTCAGGCCAAAATAAGCTGATCCGCTGTCTGAATACCATTCCGCAGATGAAAACCGGCTGTGTCTATCTTCCGGCACTGATGACTGACGACGGTCAAAAAATCCCGCAGGTGTATTACTGGGATGGCGCAGTGGCTGCCTCGACGGATTGGGTGCTGCCTGCACTGACGGAATGCGCTGATTTCTCAGCGGATGACAGCCATAAAAACGACGACATTCTCGACACAATTATGGATTCGATAGAAATCGAATTAATTGCTGGTGGCAGCATCAGTTATGACAAGTGGGTTTAACGATGAGTGAAAAACTGGATTTTGGCGGTAAACCCCGCATTCGCCTGACTGCTGATGGTTTGTCGAATGTGATGACTGGCATGGGTACCGACCGTGACCGGCGCATGTATAGCCGCTTTATGTATGGCGCGATGCAAGATTTTGCTGAGTTGGAGGCGGCTTATACCGAAAACTGGATCGCCCGTTCGATTATTGATATTCCGGTTGATGATGCCACTCGCGAATGGCGCTCCTTTCCGTCAGACGATGCTACCGCACTACGCAATGCTGAAAACCAGTTCAATATTCAGGGGGTCACCCAAGAGTCCTTTAAATGGGCCGGATTGTATGGCGGGGCGGGGATATTGATGCTGACCGACCAAGACCTGTCTCATGAATTGGAATTAAAGAATATCAAGAAAGGCTCACTTAAGCGTTTGTTGGTGTTGGATCGCATGTTGATCAATGGGCAGCAATACAACGTTTCTAACCCGCTGGCTGAAAACTTTATGCAGCCGGATTACTACCTGGTTAACGGTGGTCAGCAGAAAATCCATTTCAGCCATTTTGTGCGAGCGCCCGGTGCGGCCTTGCCGATGCGATTACGCATGATTAACGGCGGCTGGGATGATAGCCGCTTGAGGCGCTGCCTTGAGGATGTGAAAGATGCCGTTGCAGCCAAAGGGGGGATTTCTTCACTAATTCTCGAAGCCAATATCGACACCATCAGTAAAGAAAATCTGGCCACTGATTTAGCTTCTGGTGATATGGATGAGGCGATAGCCAAACGCTATAACACTTTCGGCATGATGAAATCGCTATTTCGGCTGGCGTTGCTGGATTCCAAAGAAACCCTTGATCGCAAACAAATCTCTTTCGGTGGCTTGGGTGAGGTGTTGGCGGTGCTGATGGAGTGGACGGCGGGCGCATCAGGTATTCCGATGACTCGCATCTTCGGCGTACAGGCCAAAGGACTAGGGGATTCCGGGCAAGGCGACCAGAACAATTATTTCAGTACTATCAAGGGGGATCAGGAAGCGAAATACCGCCCATTTCTGAAAAAGCTGGATGAGGTGCTGGTGCGTTCGACTCTTGGCACCATGCCCGATGGTTTGGATTTTACCTTTGCGCCACTGTCACAACCGACCGATAGCGAGATATCGGCCCAGCGACTGGCTGATGCACAGGCTGATGATATTCGCCTCCAGCAAAAAGTGGTGTTGCCGTCGCAAGTGGCCCGTAAGCTGATGGAGCAAGGGGTTTATGGTATTCAAGAAGATGACATCACCCGACTTGAAGATGATGAGTCAGCCGAGCGGCAAGGTGATTATCAATTCCGGCTTGGCAACACTGCAGGCGATGATAAAACCCCAGCCGCCGCGCCGGAGGGCGCAACTCAGGCCAGTTAAACTGACAGATGAAACCGAACGTTATTATCGTGCTCAGTTACGTGAAATGGTTCGGATGATGGCCCAGTCGATTGATGAAGTATTAACACCAGTTCTGCGCCGTAATTACACCGCTGATAGTTATCTGGTCGATATCATCAAACAGTCAATCAGGCAGGCCGCCGACAAATTCAATAGCTCGGTGATGGGCCGTCAGGCTGACCGATTAGCCCAACGCGTGGTAAGTCGCGCAGAATCTGAAAGCTCTGCGGCATTTGTTGAGCAAATTAATCGCGCTATCGGTATTGATATGACCTCACTTATGGTCAATGAGTCATTAGTGGATTATTTCGATGCCTCGGTCGAAAGCAATGTCGCTCTGATTAAGTCGCTGTCCGCTGATTATTTCGATGATATTCAGCGGGAAGTGATGGACAGCATCATGCGCGGTGATTCGCTCAGCACCATGGTCAGAAATCTCCAGCAAGTGACCGGTGCCAGCTATCAGCGTGCGCATCTTATTTCTCGTGACCAAACCGCCAAAATCCGCAGTGATATTACTCATACTCGGCAAGTCGGCGCGGGAATTAACCGTTTTCGTTGGTCTACCTCGCAAGATGTACGTGTGTCCGGTAATCCCGCTGGTAAATACCCACGGGCCAAAATCAAATGCTTTGAAATTTCCCGCAGCAATGTGGGTTATGGCGCGGGTATTTATCTTTGGTCGCGGGGTGCGGCTTATCACGGCGAAAGCGGATTATTCCCCGGCAGAGCCCATATTGGCTGCCGCTGCCATGCTATTCCCCAAATCAAGGGGCTTGATTACTAACAGGATATATTATGCGGATCACCGTTCGTGACCGCGTGTCCTTTCCGATTAATTCCCAACGAGAAATGACTCCTGAGGGCTATTTAAAAGTCCCCGGGCGGGTTGCGCGCGTCGGTGTGCAGCAATATCTCGCCTCTGAATTGGGATTAAAAGACAGGCCACCCGGTCAAATTGTCAATGTGTACCGGCCACCGGCGGAGGTATTTGATCCGGTTAGCCTGGCAAGTTATGACAATAAAGACGTCACCATTGATCACCCTGATGATTTGGTGAATGCCCAAACCTTTAAGCAAGTCACCGCAGGCCATGCTATTTCGCCAGGGCGACAGGATAGCGATGACCCTGATTATGTGGTGGTCGATCTGCTGATTAAAGATCAGTACGCCATTGATGCCATCAACCAAAATAAAGAGGAATTATCCGCCGGTTACACCTCTGAATACCGTTATGCCCCCGGTATCGCGCCCTGCGGTACTGCCTACGAATTTATTCAATGCACCATCACCATCAACCATATCGCACTGTGTGATCAGGCCAGAGCCGGACACCTGGCGCGGTTATTTGACCGTAAACCCAAGGGAGTAACCCCCATGTATAAAGTTGTGCTGGATTCCGGCGTGCGCGTAGAGGTGGCTGACGAAGCGACCCAGCAGCTGATCCAATCATCGATGGATGCGCTAAAAAAACGTGTCAGCGACGCAGAGGAAGGGCAGGAAAAAGCCGAAGCCGCCAAGGATGAAGCTGAACAGAAAAAAGAGGAGGCCGAAGCCAAAGCCGATGCCAAAGATGAAGAAATCGCGGCATTAAAAGAAAAATCGTCTGAGGATGCGATTTCGAAGCGGCTGGCCGATGTGGTGGCAGCGCGTGACTCTGCTATCAAAATTGCCGGTGCAGAATTTAGCTGTGATGCGGTAGACCCGCTGAAAATCAAACGAGCCGCGCTGGACAGTGCCGGGATCAAATGCCGCAAATACCCCTCATGGGATAAAGCGCCGGATGCTTACCTGGCCGCTTATTTCGACGCCGAAGAAGAGCGGCGCGAAAACGAGGATGACGATGATCCTGATGATAAAAACGAGGTTAATGACTCCATCATCAATTTGGGTCGCGATATGAAGAAAGTCAAAACCGGCGATGCACAAACTACCCGTGACAGTGTGCGCCAAAGCTGGCTGGACAAACGTTATGGCAAACAAGCGGAGAATAAATAATGGCGATTGCTCAGAGTGAATTCACCAAATGGCGCGGTAAAGCCTACGAGGGCCAAATTTCAACCACGGATGTCTGTGAAGTGGTCTCGCGTCGGGTGGAAACCAAAATGGTGTCATTTGGCCGTGCGGTGATGCGTGGGGTGGGCGCGCGTTCTTGTGCACCGGTCACGCCGACCACTACCGCCGCGCAGATCATCGGTTTTACCGTGCGCTCAATGGCGGTATTTAGCAACAGCGTGCCGACCAATCCGCCAGATTATGAAGTGGGTTATGAGGTCGAACATGTGGCGTCAATACTGCGCCGTGGGCCGATGTTTGCTTTGTGTGTTGATGGTGCCAGCGCCGGTGACACGGTAACCGTGATTACGGCGACAGGTGCGAATCAGGGGCGGTTAACCGCAGGCAGTGCTGGGGTTGGGTTGGATTTCGTCCGTTGGGTTGATGATGTAGTGGCCGGTGAAGTGGGCGAGATTCGCGTTGATGGCATTTTAGCGTCAACCGGCGTTCCTACCCCTGCGCCCGATAGCGGCGAGTAAAATTAAAGGAAAATATGTATGAAACGAAGTGTATTTGACGTCAGCCCAGTATCGGCGCTCTCTTTTCTGGTGCAACAGGCGGCCCATATTGAATCGGAAATTTACCGGCTGGAATATCCGCAGTTTAAGTACAGCACATTGCTGCCGCTGGATAACAGTGCGCCCGACTGGGTAAAAGTGGTGGCGTTCCGCTCGATTGATGCCCGTGGTGAGTTACAGATATTTGGCCCGAACTCGACTGACGTGCCGACGGTGGATATCGCCATGAATCAGGGTTTCCATGAGATCAAAACCGCCGCACTGGGTTACACCTACTCCATTGAGGAAATCGGTTTTGCCATGCTCAATAACGTCAATCTGGATGCTGAGCGCGGTCAGGCGGTACGAGATGTGGTTGAACAAGGTCTGAATAAGATTTACTTGCTCGGTCACAATGATATTGGCGAGGGGCTATATACCAGTTCCAATGTGGGTGTTGAGGCGGCTCCGGCGACCTTAGCCGAGTTGGTGGCTGCTATCCCTACCAAGGGTACCCAACCGATCATTGATTTCTTTGGTGCCGCTTATAACCAGGTGTACCTGAAGAATACCGTCACGGTTCACCGCCCTAATGGTTTCGTTCTGCCCTCGGAACAACATCAATTATTGATGCGCACCCTGTTATCAACCCATAACGCTTCAAATGTCACCTTGCTGGAATTCCTGCGCACCAACTTCAAAGATATGGATTTTGATGATGATGTCTTGCTGGCCGGAGCCGGGGCAGCGAAGAAAGATCGCCTGGTGGTGTACAAAAAAGATATGCGAGTAGTGAAAGGCCACGATGTGATGCCGCTGCGCTTCCTCGCACCAGCTACACCAGACAACGTTAATTTCAAAGTGCCAGCCGTTTTACGTACCGGTGGCACGGAATGGCGTATTCCTAAAGCCGCTCACTATGTCGATGGGGTTTAATCATGTTTGAACTCACTAACTTGCACACATCACCGCTGACGGTGACCGATGAGGAAACCGGCCAGCGCATCACGATTGCTGTTGGACATTCAGCGGCGGTGAATGGCGATTTTGCGGATCACCTATTTACTCAGGCAGGCATGATGCGGGCCGAACAATTCGATGCGTCGCTTAATAGGCATATTGATGATAGTGAGCTGGATATCACTGCGGTGCGCGATGAGTATGAAAACTTATTCGGTAAAAAAGCCCCCTCGGCAGCTAAAGCGCCAACCTTGCAAAAGGCGATTGATAGCAAAAAGGCCGAGTCGGTACAGAGCGATACCACCGAGCCGGAAACCCCAGCGGATGATACCGATAACATTGATGACCCGTCCGCGTGACGGGTTTTTGCTTTAGGGGGCGATGTGGATATTACTGCACAAATTGTGGCTGATTTTCGTGAGTATTATCCGGAATTCAGCGATATCACGTTGTGGGCCGAACAAGCAGTTATTCAAGCATTGGAGGAGGGCGACGCGGAAACCGGCCAACGTTGGCTGAAATATCATGCTCGTCCGGCATCAATCAAAAAACGCGGCCTGTTTGCCTTTGCCGCCCACCGGCTGGTAATGCGCAAAAGGGCTATCAGTGGTGATGTTGGGGCGGCTTATGCCATCTCATCAAAATCAGTCGGTGATGAATCCACCTCTTTTGCGGTTCCGGCGGTGACTGCTGACGATCTCAATATCAATGGTGATTTACCACTGACCACCTACGGGGTGGAGTTCCTGCGCTTGCGTCGCCGAGCCGGTACCGGGGCCATGATGGTATGAAACTTCGGGCCGAAGTGCGGGGCGGGACAAAACTGGCGCAGAAATTGCGCCAGATCCATCAACGGGCAACCGCCAAACGTCGGGTGCTGGTGGGGCTGCCGGAGGGGACAGGGGTGTATGAAGATGGTGCTCCCATCGTGGTGATTGGTGCGGTACAGGAATTTGGCTCAGCGGATGGGCGTATCCCTGAGCGCTCATTTCTGCGCGTTCCACTGCGACAAAATCAGGACAACATCAAAAAAGCCTTTCGTGTGCTGACGGCGCAGGTCACCCGCGGCGAAATCACGGCATTCCAAATGCTGGATCAGATTGGTCTGCGTGCGGTGGGTTATTGCCAGGAGGCGATAGAAGCCGGTATTCAACCAGGCAATGCGGATGCCACGATTGCCGCTAAAGGTTCCGCAACCCCGCTGGTTAACCACGGTACGCTAAAAGGCGCACTGACTCACGTCGTGGAGGATTAATCATGTTCGGTAATGGTCTGGATATGCACGGGCATATTGATGCCACCTTTAATTCGCCTATTGAGGGCGGTATTCGGCTGATTCGACCGACTGCCGGTGACTATAGCGGCCCCGGTGGTATTTGGCAGCAAGGGGAACCGCAGGTTACCGAATTGCAGAAGGTGAATGTGCAATCAGCAAAATGGAAAGATATTCAAATGCTGATCGGCATGGGCGGCACGGCTAACCCGCAGGATCTGCGAGTGGTGCACATTAACGATGGTGTGCATTATCTCTGGCCTGATGACGAGGGGAAATTTAGCGATTTACTGGAATTCAGCGATGGGTTGGCAATGCGGCAATGGCGGGTGGTGGCTTGTGATAACCGGCCTTGGCGCAGCTTTTGCCGTGCACTGGTTGAACGTTATCGAGGTACTGGCTGATGGAAACAATTGAAGAGATGTATCCGGTATTTCAGCAACTCATTTCACTCGCCGCTGTAGTTCCCCTCGAACGTGTTGTATTAGCCGATCAAGGCCGTAACCCACCAATCGGTAATGATTTATATGCCACGTATAACCCGGTGCCGATTCGGGCCTATGGGCAAACGCGGCGCAAGCGCGAATTTGTCCCGGCCATTGCTGAAACTGATCCGGCATTAGGGGAAGAGTGGCAAGATCTACAAGAAACGTCCTGTACCTCAATGGAATTTTTGCTGTCGGTCAATTTGCTCAATACGGGCGCGGCAACCGCCGCTATGCATTTAGCCAACGCCAATTTCCTGACGCCCGTCAGTGATTATCTGTTTCGCCATAAAATCGCCTGGCGCTATACCAGCAATTTCCGAAATTTCACCGGACTGTTACAAGCCGGACTACAGCCGCGCTATCAGGCTGACATCCATCTATTCATCGAAAAAACCGCATCCTACGCGCTATTACGTGCCGCAGGGTTTGACATTCAAATTAGAGAAAGAGACAGCTCTTATGGCTTATCCGGTTGATAATATTATCCCCGTCAATCTTATTCTGACGGCGGCAGGGTTGGGCTACGGTGATTTTTCCAGTGCACTTACTTTTGCTGATCCGTCAGATTTAGTTGATGAGGGCGAGTTTGCTGCAGATTCATTCCGTGACTATGCATCGCTGCCAGAACTCGGTGCTGATTTCCAGACTGACAGCCCGATTTATTACATTGCCACCCGCTACTTTGCGCAAATTCCCAAGCCGCCACAAATTACCGTCTGGATGAAAAACGAAGAAAATACACTGTTGGAAATTGTGAATAGCGCCACTGATCGTATTTGGCGTTATCACTACTTCTTTAAAGCCAGCGATTTAACCAGCAATGACATTATTCTTCAGTTGGCCGACTGGTCTGATGCTAATAGCCATCCGGTCTGGTGGACATTTAGCGCTAACGACATTGCAGACCAGAACAAGGTGGGGGATGTGGTATCACTGCTGAAAAGCAAAGGTAACCGCCATGTGTTTGCGGGCTATAAAACTGCTGAATCCGTCACTACTGACCCAACCCAAGCTTATTCAATGGTGCAACTGGCCGCCGCATTCCATAAGTTCAGGCCAACAGGGTTAAACACCGCTATTACCGGCGAGTATCAGGTGCTACCGGGTGTGATGGGCGATGATATGGCCACCAGTGCTTACAATGCCTTAAAAGCCAAGAACGCGGTATTTTTCACCAAAATTGAACTGGCTGGGCAAATTGATAACAGCCGGGTGATCAACAGTAAATCAATGTCGTCTTATGGCGAGTTTATCGATGATGTGGTCAATCTTGATGTGTTGAAAAACCATATTCAGGTGGACGGCTATAACTACATAGCTAATGTCGGTACCAAACGAGCGCTAACGCCCCGCGACTATGACGGGTTGTTGTCTACGGTTGCCACTACCTGTAAACGTTTTTTCAATAATGGGGTGCTCGGTACCGGCTCTTATGTTGATCCTGACGATGGCGTGACTAAAGTGGCTGATTTTGGTTTTGTCATCCGTTCGCGCCCCGAGGATGTCCTTGCGCTGACCTCCGATCAACGCAAAAAGCGTGTTTACCCATTAACCACCTTGTTAGTGATTTTAGGCCGTGCCGGTCATATCGCTGAAATCAATGCCACCGTGGAGTAATCCCTTATGACCATGCACAGATACGGCGCTGATGGCTCTAACCTCACCGTCTTTGGTATTCCTATTGATGATTTTGGTGATACCGACCCACCGATCACCATTGAAGATTTAGAACCCCGCGCCGCGCTAAAACGCGGTATCGGCGGCACGTCAGTACGGCTGGACAATAAAACTCGTGCCAAACGGCTGACCATCAACCTGATCCCCGGCTCGGTGCAGGCGCGCCAGTTATTGGCGGTGGAGAAATCCGGTATTGATGCCACCTTTACCTTTTCACAGACCGGTACCGATGAACGTTTTGCCGGGTTCGACGGCATCATGACTAACCGCGGCTCAGCTACCCGCGCCGGAAAAAGTGGTGTATCGGATGAACAATTTATTTTTGAATTTGCTGACTCAGAGGAAACCTAATTATGGGGCGTCAAATTGAAGTTGTGATCGGTGACACCCTTTTTCGCGGGGCAACATCACCGGCCAGAGATCAGGTCGAAATGCTGCAAATCGCCGCTAAGTCTGGTTTGTTACCGGCGATCAATCCCAATGTCACCGCAATGGGTATGGCGGCCAGTTTGGCCTCTGTCGATACGATGAGCTTAAATCGCTTGAAAGAGCTGTGTTTTAACAGCGGTAGTATCGTTCGCCAATCCGATAACATCCCGGTGGGCGAAAACCTGTTCCAGGATGAAGCCCATAATTATCTGGTATTGCTGGGGCAGGTACTGAGGGAGAATATCGGCCCTTTTTGGCAACTCAGCGGCGAGGGAAAAAGCGCGGAAAACAATCCGCAGCACCCTCCCGCGTAGACTGGTTTTTATGGCGACCTTGCACCGGTGCCGGGCAACACTGCCCGCCACTGGCAAGGTGGTCTGATATGTTGGATGGCACTTACACCATTGATGATGTGCAATTGATGCATGGTGTATTGGATGAAATTGCTGCGGTGGTGGAAAGGGGGGGATAGCGCTTCTCTAGGATGCTAATTCGATAGAAACTCGTATCAACTCATACAAAACACAAGTCTAGGAGAAACAATTTCATAAATAAAAGTGCTGTTATTATAACCAGTTAGTAAATATTTACAAAGCATATATAATAAGTCCAACTAGAAATTTCTCCACAAAAGCAAGGGCATAAGCCTAGATGCATGTGGTCTAGAGTGAACATGGAAAAATTTAATATAAAAAAAAGCATCAGAGAAATAACGAAGAAGTTTAATGATAAAGAATTTGAACCGTATATTCAGCATATACGATTTCCCTTTTTTAAGAATATAGTGTTAGGTTCAAAAATAGAGTTTAATTTTCCGATAACAGTTCTTGTCGGTAAAAATGGAACGAATAAAAGCTCTGTAATTAAAGCGTTATATGGTTGTCCAAATGGGTATAGTATCAGACGATTTTGGTTTTCAACTGAAATTGATAATATGGATGATATTAATACGGAAAAAGGGGTGTTTCGTAGCCGATATATATATGGATATTCAGATGTTGAGTCTGGATTTCTTGCTGAAGTTCTACAGGTTAGAATCAATGCAGCGAAACATAATGTTGACTATTGGGAAACAAGCAGGCCTTTAGCATGGGATAAAATGGAGTTACCTGATGAAAATATAAAATCATCTAATTTAAGAGGAACTCGATGGAAAAAATTAAGTAAAAAGGTTTTATTTATCGATTTCAGATCAGAAATTAGTGCTTTTGATCGATTTATGTATCATGCTGACTTTAATTCAGATAGTGGTAGAACAAAACAAGATTTTATTAGATATAGAACTAAGTCACTAAAATATGTTATTGATAATGATTTAGGTTCACTTAAAAAATTTACAGGTAAAAAAGAACATATCATCGAAAACACAGTTCTAACTGCTGAGGAAGTAGATGTAGTATCTTTTATTTTAAATAAAAAATATGATAGAATTAGATATATAGAACATAAATTATTTAAATTAAATGGTGGGACGGCAATATTAGAAACTAAAAAATTAAAATATTCTGAAGCTTTTGCTGGTAGTGGTGAGTTTGCTGTTGTTTCTCTTGTGAAAGCAATTAGCAGAGCAGGAAATAATTCGTTAATATTGCTTGATGAACCAGAAGTTTCCTTACACCCGGGCGCGCAAAAAAGACTCATGTTTTATATATATAAACAAGTTCTAGAAAAAAACATCAAGTCGTTATCTCAACACATTCACCAGCTATAGTGAATTTATTACCATCTAGTGGAATAAAACTATTTACGTATGATGAGGTGAATGAGGAAACCTTGATTACTCAAGGGGTTACAAGTTCAGAGGCTTTCTATGAAATAGGAGAGGACATACGAGAGAAAACTATAATAACGGAAGATCGACTCGCGGTAGAGGTAGTAAGAAAAGCATTAAGCTCCGATAAACATTTAAAAGACACTTTTAATATAAAATATGTTCCAGGCGGTGCGACAGTAATTATTACAGAATACTTACCTAGTTATGCAATGGTGGATCAAAAATCATTATTGATATTACTTGACGGAGATCAGAATAAAAAATACTCATTAGCAAATGGTATAGATATCGGTGATGCTGATTTATCTAAAGAAATGGTAAAATATTTTGGATGTGACATAAATGTCACTGTTAGTGGAAAAAATGGTATTTCCAATAAAGATGAAGAGGTTGAATCTAAACGTAAGATAATAGATTATGGTAAAAAAGTATTAAAGTATCTACCTTTTGAAACCCCAGAAGATCTATTAATTGAAACTGCCTCGTTAAATAATATGTATAAGGGGATGTTAGAAAGAAAAGAATGGACTGGTAAAGCTAAAAATATTAGCAAAGACAAAATTGAATATTTGTGTTGTGAAATGTTTGGCAACGACATAGTTAATAGTGACGAAATTTTTGCGATGCAAAAAATATTACTTGCTTTAATTCCTGATGAGCATCCATCTTTTTTATTAATTAGAAAAATAATGAAAGATGCCATGAAATATGGTACTCTCTAGGAGAGTTTAATTTAGTTGGTAGATAAAATGAAAAAAATAAAAGTTTTTGATTTTTTTTCAGGTTGTGGTGGCACTAGCCAAGGCTTTCATCAAGCTGGGATGGATATTGTTTTCGGCTTAGATCATGATAAAGACTCTGCTGCTTCATTTAAATTAAACTTCCCTAACGCGTTTTTTTTAGCTGAAGACATTCGAACGGTGGAGCAGTCAGATATAGCCACCACCGTTAATTCGCTAAGAGATGAAGCTTATATACTTTTTTCTGGCTGTGCTCCTTGTCAGCCATTTTCAAGACAAAATAGTCATAGAAAAGAAAATGATCCAAGGTTAGATCTCTTAAAAGAATTTAGTCGATTTGTTGAGTATAGTCTTCCAGATTTTGTTTTTGTTGAAAATGTGCCAGGAATGCAAAAAGTGAGTACAACTCATGGAACTTTCAGTGAATTTGTTCATTTACTGACAAAATTGGGATACACATATAAGTATGATGTGTTACCAGCGCTTTGGTTTGGTGTACCTCAAACACGTGAACGACTTGTTTTGATTGCGTCTAGAATTTGTGATGTTAGATTACCTGACAAAACTCATGGTATTGATTCTAATCCATATTCAACAGTTAAAGAATGGATTTCTACATTACCTCCGATTGAAGCAGGGGAAATACATGACAGTGTTGCTGATCATGAGGCAGCTAAACTATCGAGTATTAATATTGAAAGAATTAAGGCAACCCCTGAAGGGGGGGGGCGACTATCCTGGCCAGATCATTTAATACTTGAATGCCATAAGAATCATAAAGGTCATACAGATGTATATGGACGTCTAAGTTGGGATAAACCCGCTAGTGGCTTGACAACTCGTTGTATTAGTTATTCCAATGGTAGATTTGGGCATCCAGAGCAAAATAGAGCTTTATCAGTAAGGGAAGCTGCGTGTTTACAAACTTTCCCTAGGGATTATTCTTTCTCAGGCACATTACAATCTAAAGCAAGACAAATAGGTAATGCTGTTCCACCTAAAATGGCGGAAGCTGTTGGGCTTGCTGTAATTGAGTCATTAACTAATTCAAATAATTGAATTTTTCTCCTCAAAATCAAACCCGCCATCGAGCGGGTTTTTTTATACCTAAAATATGAGGTTTCCATGTCAGAGACAATTGATTCTCTATTGGTTTCCCTTGGCCTGGAAACAGATGCAAAGAGCTTTCAAACCGCCAATGATGCCGTTAAAGGGATTAAAGACGGCATATTGCAACTGGCCGCCGCAGCCGGTACCGGTGTTGGGTTAAAAGCCCTGACTGCGGATTTATCTGCCTCAGTATTAGAAATGGACAGGCTGAGTAAGATTACCAACTTTACCGTCAAGCAGATTGACGGCCTACGTTATGCGATGCGCAGTCTTGGTCTTAGTCCGGATGCGGCTAATCAGATTGTGCAGAAAATCCCTGACCTGCAACAGCGTGCCAGACAAGGGGAGTTAGGTGATAAAGCCTATTGGAATGGCGCGTTTAACCCGACGGAATTTGCCAATAAAACCGGTATGGACTCGCTCAAGTATCTAATAGATGCTTACGGCAAAATGGATAATGACCAACGGCGAAATCTGCGCAGTGGAATTGGCAGCGGTGATAATGATCCTTTTACCCGCTTATTGGAGGGAGGTAGCAAGGGGCTTAATGCCTCACTGAAAAATTTTGAAGAGTTATATAAACCGCTCGATCCCAAACTTATTGAGTCAGCCAACGAGTTTAATAAAGAGATGGCGGATTTGGCGACTAACTTTGACAATCTGGCCCGTTCAATGGGGGGCGACTTACTGCCAATCATCAATGCGTTATTAGAAAGTATTAATCAGTTTATTAAAGAAAATCCCGAAGTCTCAAAAGCGATTCTGACTGCTGCCGGTCTGGCCGGTACCGCCGGTGCAGTAAAGTTTGTCGGCGGCATGTTGCCCGGTGGAGGGAAACCACCCACAGGTGCTGCTGGTGGGCGCGGCTGGTTATCACGCTTGTTGGTCAATCCGGTCACCATCGGTGCGGCGGCGGCATTAACGCCCGGTAATATTTTCACCAGTACCGACGATGCCAAAGCCATGAGTAATCCCGAAGCACTTAAACGCCAGAACTGGGCTAAAAATAACCCCGGTGTGTCTTACCCCATTGATAGCAGTGACCTTAATAATCTGGTTGATGATCCCAACGTTCGCCAGTATCTGGAGGTGCTATCCAAAGCCGAGGGAACCGCCAGTTATGCTAATTCTGGCTATAACACGATGTTTGGCGGCGACCAATTCTATGACAGCAGTGACCACCCACGGCAATTAAAAAATTTCACGCAAACGGACGGCACTAAAAATAAAACCTCGGCTGCCGGTCGTTATCAGTTCACCAGCGGCTCTTGGGATGATGCCGCCAAAGCGCTTAATCTGACCGACTTTTCACCACGCAGTCAGGATCTCGCCGCGCTGTTTCTGATTCAACGTGCCGGTCAGCTAGAAAATGTGACGAACGGTAATTTTGCTGATGCCACCAGCGGGCTTGGTGGTGTATGGGCTTCGCTACCTTCATCAAATTACGCCCAGCCAAAACGTTCATGGGAAGAGATTCAGGGCTACAGCGACCGCCAAACCATCCCCATGCCATCAGTTGCTGCATCCGCGCCCCGTGGTGATGTCAGGCTAGAACAACACAACATTATCAATGTGGGTAGCGTGGGCGGTGATAGCGACTCCATCCGTGACGGGGTGCTACAGGCCACCACTCAACTGGCCCAGCAAGCACGCGACATGATGCATACGGAGCACTACTGATGGCTATTACCGGACTATTTACCCGTAACCGACCGAAAATCGGCAATCTCTATTTTGATGCATTACTGGAAGAGTCGAGCGAGCTGCGTACTGATGTCAGTGAGTTCCCACTGGAAGATGCCAATACCGCCCACGATAACGCGGTGACGCGCGCGCTGGCGCTAACCATGATTATCGGTGTGTCGGATAACTGGTTTCGTGTACTGCTGGCCCAGCAAGATAGCAGCATTGCCGGGCTACTGGGGGCCGGTGCCAGTATCACTACTGGTATGGCGGCCAGTTTGCTTTCTGGTCGGGCGGCGGCGCTGGCTGGGGTGGCTGCTTCGGTTGGCACCAGTCTGTATTCCGGCAGCTTGGGATCACAATCGCGCTCAACCCGTTCGCAAAATTTACTCGAGCAATTGCGTGAATTACAGCGTTCACATACGCCGTTCGAATTAGTGGCCAGCCGTGGGGCGGCCTATAAAAATTGTCTGATCACCAACACCCGCACCCAATTGAAAAAAGAGAATGAGGGCGGGTTAGAGATTGTGGTTGAACTGTTGCAGCTCAATATTATTTACGACACCGTTGCTGAAACCAATGACAACTTACCCTATGGCGATAGTGCTGCCACTCAGGGGCAACGTGAATACTCATTTGGTGAAGTTTTTGTCGAGGCCACGTAATGAAAATTATCCCATTAAATAATGGTTACGCGGTGCAGCGTTTTCGTGTGCAATTAAATAATCACTATTTGGTTTTTCGTTTGCACTGGCTTACCCGTTTTAATTATTTCTGCGTCGATATTTATGAACAGGGCGAGCCGGTAGTTTTGGGGCGTGCTTTGCATATTGGCGTTAATTTATTGGCGGGACTCAATACCGATATTGGCCTACTGATATTAGCCGGGGAGACCCCGACTATCGCCAATCTTGGCATTAATAATCGCCTGACATGGTATCCCGATAATGAGTAGCTATTTTGGCCGCAATTACTTACTGACCATTACCCCAGTGAGTGGCGATGAACTTACCTATCAGCCGCCATTAGAAATCCGTTTTGCTGTCGATAATACCCCGCAGAATGTCGATGCTACTGCCAGAATCACCCTATACGGCATTTCAGCACGCACCCGCGCCTTGATCCAGCGCTATGACGACAAAGAAAAACGTTATGGCAACCTGGTATTAAAAGCCGGTTATGGCGACAACATCGGCACGATATTCAGCGGACGGATTCACAATGTCGAAGTGGTCAAAGAGGGGGTAAATATCTGCCTGCGGTTATATTGCCGCACGATTGGTCTGGCATGGAATACCACGATATTTAAAACCTGGGGCGCGAATACGCCTGCTATTGCAATGCTCAAAGATGTTGCCGCGGCTTTTGGCCTTGATGTTGAAGTGATTGGTGACTTTTCCGACTTACCACGTTTTGCCACTTCCTATAATTCTGGTGGCCGCATGTGTCGCGATATTCTCGATAGCGTAAAAGATGACTGGAAATATTACTGGATGATCACGCCATCAAGGGTGCTATTAGCCAGAGAGGGAGCCGCCAGAAAATGGGCGACCCATGAGATCACCGCTAAAAATGGTATGGAAAGTGTCCCGCGCTGGTATCTCAGCACTATGGAAATTGACGTTAAAATGAATCATCAAATTCAGCCGGCCGATGTGATTAATGTCACCTCAAGTTTTTGGACGATTAATTTTAGCGGCATGTATAACACTGACCTCAATAATTTGGCGAATATTCAGCAGCAGACCGGCCAGTTTAATGTACTGCGTACCTACCACGAAGGCACCTTATGGGGTGATACGTGGAAAACTACGCTGATCAGTCAATGGCGAATGCCCTGAGGTAATGATGATTGAGAGCAACCCGCTGTATAGCACCATGATGCTGCTCAAGCGCGATATGGTGCGTGATCTGATGATCGGCATGCCCGGCAAAGTCATTAGTTATAATGCCGATCTACAACGCGCAGTGGTGGAGTGCGGCATTCAACGCCATATCGGTGACGGTCAATTTAAGACACTCCCCGTTATCGAACATGTGCCAGTGCAATTTTCTGGTAGCGCCGAATGGACGGTTTTTCATGAATTACCCGCGGGTACCGAGGGCTATATTCATTTTAGCCAGCGTTCTATCGACAATTGGCTTAGTCAGGGTGGGCCGGTAGCACCACTGGATGCACGGATGTTTAATCCGTCCGATGCTTTCTTTGCCCCTGGCTACCGCTCACAACAAACCGCGATTGTGAGCTTGCCGACCGAGGGTATTGGTTTAAGTAACAAAAGTGGCGGGGTGCGTATTCACCTCACTGATGCCGGAATGACTTTGACGGCTGGCGGTACCACATTGGCACTTACCGAATCTGGCATGAGTTATAGCGGCCCTGAATTCACTAATAATGGGCAAACCACCCTTAATGGCCGCACTGAGGTTACCCAGGGTGGCTTGGCGATTGGCGAGCTGGAGGTTGGCGACCACGATCACGGCGGTGTGCAACGCGGTAATGATCGTACTGATGGGCCGCAATAGCTCATTACCCTGATTGAATCCTACCTATTATCGCCCTGGCTTATGCCGGGGCTTTTTGTTTCCGGAGGCACTGTGATCCGCAATTTCCAAGATGGTGACATTGTTACCCACGGCAGCCAGTTTGCTAACGGTAAAGAAGAAACCCGGCAAGCCATGATCTGCTGCCTGCGGTTATTTCTTGGCGAGTATTTTCTTGATGCCACCGAGGGAACGCCGTGGTTTCAAAGCATATTGGGCAAAACTTCACGCGACATTGCCGAAGCCAATATTAAACAGCGCTTATTGGCGGCCAAAGGCGTGCTGGCTATTAACCGCTTTGAAATGGATCTCAATATGAAAAATCGCAAAATAACGATATTTGCTGCGGTGATTGATATTAATAACGACGCATTTGATTTCCTGTTCACTGAGGATCTTATCTAATGGCAACCATAAATCGTGACGGGGCCAGCGGCACCACGCTGAGTGAATATCTGGATACTATGCGCCAGCGCTATCTTGCTATTGATGACGGCTGGAATATTAACCCAGAATCGCCAGATGGTCTGGCAATAGCGGTCTGGTGTGAGGCATTAGCCAATCTCGATGAAGCGGTTATTAATGCTTATCACGCAGCCGATCCCAATTCAGCGATTGACCAACAATTAGACCGCATTGCCGCATTTGCCGGAATCAAACGCAAAAGCGCGACCTATTCAACCGCCACCGTTAATTTTAGCGGTATTGCTTTTACGCCGATCAATGCCGGGACATTAATCAGAAATAGGGCGACTAATACCTTATGGGCGACCGATGGTGATGTTGTTACTGACGCTGCAGGGAATACGACAGTGAATGTCACTTGTACGCTGGCAGGAGCGCAGGGGGCCAATAGTAATAACCTGACCATCATCGCGACACCGATCGGCGGTATTACGGCGGTGACGAATAACGCAGCAGCTTCTATGGGGTTGGATAAAGAAACCAATAATGCTTTTCGCATCCGGCGCAATGAATCAGTGGCGTTACCTGGCTCCAATCAGATTGATAATATTTATGCGGCGCTGGTCAATATTGATGATGTTAAACGGGCGCGGATTTATGAAAACTTTGAGGATCAAGCCGATGAGAATGGGGTGCTCGGTCACTCAATGGCGATATTTGTTGATGGTGGCAGTATCGAGGATGTTATTAACAGTATTGCCATCAATAAAAGCCCCGGCTGTGGGTTAAACCGTTATAACACTTTCCCCAATAAAATCTCGTTGGATACTGTTACCCCAAAAGGTAACCCGATCACCGTAACCTTTTTTCGCCCCCAACTAATACCGGTTTATGTACGGGTAGAGATCGCCAGTAATAGCGAATTCATTGACGAAGAGATTAAACAGGCGATTGTCGATTACAGCATTACCGGTTTTGATCAGACCAATGGCTTTTCTAAGTTGGGCTTTAAAATTGGTGAAAGTATTGGCGCGGGCCGTTTATTTACCCCAGTCAATTATTTGGTGGCCGGTAATGGTTTTGTGAATGATATCACTGTAGGTACCTCTGTTAATGAGGTCAACAAAAGTGCGGTGAGGATTGAATTTAACCAATTAGGCATATTGAGTGCTGAGAATATCGAGGTGGTCTATGTATAACCACCGTAAAAAAGCGCTGTCACGGATTTACCTGCAATATAAAAACGCGCCGAAACTGCTTGAATGGATCAGTATTTTACCTGACATCAACCAATCTTCACTGGAAGAGCAGATCACTAAAATCAATAACCTGTTGGATATTGATAATGCCGAGGGTGATCAACTGGATATCTGTGGCCGCATTGCCGGGTTTACTGAGCGGCCACTCATCCGCAGCGATTACTTATCGATATTTGCTTATAACAGTACCGGCGGCGCACAGCCCTATAATGTCGCGCCGTATAAAGCGCCGCATGAACAAATCGGCAAAGTTCCGGTGTCGGATTATCTCTATCGCATATTAATCAAAGCCAAGATCCAGAAAAACAACACCAACGCCACCTTGGATGAAATCAAAACCGCCGTTGATTACATTTTGGATGTTAATTCCGCCATCATCGATGGGCAGGATATGACCATGAAAACTATCTGGGTCGATAAACCGATCCCCGCCAATGTCTTGGTGCTCATTCAGCTTTTTGATTTAATCCCCCGACCGCAAGGCGTCAAAGCCAGCTTGATCCGCGTTAACCATCATCCCTTTGCCTATAAAGGCACCTTCGACGCTCAGCCTTACGGCATGGGCGCTTATATCTAATTGGAGCCAATATATGGCCAGAAATGACAGCTTTAACCAGCCGTGGGCCAGTGTGCCTGCACAATTTGAACGCCCCGGCGATGGTTTGATTGCGCGTGGTTGGGCAGGGGGGGCATCAGAAGATCCGCCCGAGGCCAAGTGGGAAAACTGGTGGCATAATCGGGTCGATTTAGCCTTACAGGAATTGCAAAACCTGGGCAGCTAATTTGGTTTACCGATGCCCCTTATCAGGCTGGGGCGAGAGTGAGTCACGGTGGCAATAGCTATATTGCATTGTCAGAAAACACCGGCGTAGAACCCACTGGCACATTAGATATTGGTGTGTGGCGTAAAGAGGGGGCCAGCACCTATTTGCAGACGGCTAATAACCTCGCTGAAATCGCGGCGGCAGGGCCAGAGGCAATAGCTGCCGCCATTGCTAACCTTGGCTTAACGGATACCGCAGCCATTGCCACCAATGCATTACAGAAAAACCAAAACCTCAACGATGTAGCAGATAAAACCGCCGCACGAACCAATTTAGGGCTTAAAGGGGCGGCAGTGCTGGATATCGGAAAAACTACCGGTACTGTCGCCGCTGGCGATGATAGCCGGATAGTGGAAGCCATCAGTAGCCAAAACACCAATATTCAGTTACCCGGCATCTTAGGTTCAAAGGGCTTGCAGGTGTTTCCGCTTCCCGGTTCGCCAGAGGGGGGTGAGATAAATCTTTATGATAAGGACAATATACAAGCCGCATATATTGACATCGATTCAGCGGGGGCTTTTAGAGTTGTTACTGAAGGGGTCGGTATTTCTCTTCATATCAGCAAAACCAGTGGCGATGTATTCATACAGAAAACACTTACGGCTGGCGGTGTTTTAAAAGCCTCTGGAATTGTAGCTGAAGGAACGGTTTATGCTGGCAATACTGCTGCATGGTTAGAGGCTAACGGTAACGTCTACGGCCCTTTATGGGGTGGCCACCTATCTACCTATCTGGCTAACCGTACAGACCACCGAGTCAGGGCATGGGCGGCATTGCAAGGAAACGGCACAATCATTAGCTCATTTGGTTTTGCCGCGATAAACCGAACTAACGTGGGCGGCTATAACTTTGTCATGTCAACGTCAAACGGCGCATACGCTGTTACGGTTGGCATTAATGGCGGTTCACAATATGGCGCACAAAATGCCCACTCGGCGAACATTTGGAATAGAAGCCCTAACTCATTCAGCGTACAGAACTCAGAAGATGGCGGGACGAGTTATGGCGGGAGAGATTGGCCTGAATTTTACGTTATCGTCGTTGGCCCGTAAGGAATAAAAAATGGAACAATTGATTAATCAAGCGCTGTCAGACAATGACGGATACGACAATATTTATGTTGTGGTGTTTGAGAATGAGAGTGGGCGCGGAATGACGGTGGCCAATTTTGCCGCACAACAATATTTAGACGCATTTACCCATGATGGGCCTTGGCTAAAAATCTTGCGTGAAGAGCTGCCAGACCAGCGATTTATTGAAGCATGGCAGTTCAATAAAGCAAAAAACGCCATCGTGGTAAATCCGGTTTGGTTGCAAGAAATGCAGGTAGCAGAAGCGGAAAGGGAAAGGAACCACAGAATCTGGTTAGTTCAGGACGAGCTTAACGCGCTGCAAACTGACCTGATGTTGGGGATTATTGACGATGAGGGTACGGCGCGTTTGATCAAGCTGAAAAAATACGTTATAGCACTTAAGCAATTAGATGTATCAATAGCGCCAGAGATTGAATGGCCTGTTTTACCAGTGTAATAAAATACAACGCTGGGCTTAATGGCCCAGCCAATTTCAATCGTACAACCAGCGGCCAGCCTTGGCGGACTCGATAATCATTCCAACCGTAAGCGGCTTTATTTCCTGATTCTTTGGTTTTTTTTGCCAAATGGGGTATTCGTATTCAATATAATTTCTGCCGTCAAAATTTTTGTAATCAATGTTGAAATGTTCAAACACATCTAACAGAAATTCATGAGCATCCTCTGGGGTAAACTGAAAGTCGTCCTGTAATGTCCAGTATTTGGTTACCTGTTTAACGTCAGACTTAAGCCAATGTTGCCTTATAGGGTACTTATCCATCAGATACTGGATGATTTCGATTTCTAATTCATTATTACTCATCAGAAATAGGTCCATTGAATACGATCTTTAGGTCTGGCTATGCGATTATATGTAGTTCGAGTATCTTGGGTGACGACCATAAGAATAGTCACTAACTGAGCATATCCAAGCCAAGGGATATAGCGCCCGACAAAGGTTGCTATTTTATTGGAGGGTACCATCTTTAGTTTTGAGAGGTTTTGCCCCACAGGAGAGCAAGGTCTTAAATTATAAGGAAACCTCAAATCTTTTAGTAAATATCTTGATACTTTAGATGCAACACTTGTACCTGGTGTTGCACTGGCTGCTGATAGTTTACCCGTTACTGTTATATACGGCTGACCGGAAAGTATCAGAGCAGCGGCCCCAATTTCCATGCCTGTATGATCAGCGAATTTTTCAAGAAAGATAATATTGAATAGTTCTGCTGGGCTTAGGTTTGTATGCCCTTGGTAAAAGTACGTCCCACCCAACTCTTCAACTGTATCCATAACTCATCCTTGTTATTACCCTATTTATTTTCGTTCAAGCATATTGGATTTGGGAGTAATACGCTAAATAATTATAGTGAGCGAAATTCTGAAAATAGAAAATAGAAAATAGAAAATAAAACGAATAGGGCTTAAATACCCGCGCCTACTTCTATTGGGCAGTTATGACTAAAACGTATTCACATTACCCCACCAAGGTTCAAACCAATCGAGGATGTAATAAAGACCTAAGATAGCTGTTATTACAAAAATTATAGGGATAATGTAAGAATTCATCAACCTTCGTTGAACCCTGTGGGCTAACTGTCAAATACGCCAGCAAAGAAACAAACATAACTGCAAGCACAATGGTAGCAACGTAAAGTAAGTTCATCTCTAGTCTTCTTCGGCAGTTGTATACCTTCATATTGTGCTTACCGAATCGATAGAGAGAGGTTCGTTGTAATGAGCTGATATATAACTATAAAGCAACCATAATTGTCGAAAGTGCAATGTAGGGGGTTACGTATATCCAACCCAAAATTGAAGATAAAAAGAGGATTGCTGCCATGAGCAGTGCGTCAACGATCATTTTTCTCTCCCTGCCTATTTCAACTTTAGCGATTATCCAGTCTCATTTTATAGCGGGGTTCGCATAAGAATACATAAATAAATATTATGTTTATTTGACTTGCACCCCATTGTGACACAAAAACTGTGGTGTCAACTTGTGCTATGACTGGAGTGTTTCTACATTTAAACGGGTTTCTGATGTTTAAATAATCACTTGTAAATATAAAGGATTTATATGATTAATAAATTATTAGTAGTGTCAGTATTATCTCTGGGCTTGATTTCATTTGTTGGCATTGCTGCTGATGCGGCAATGACTCATACCGACGCAGCAGTCCAGCATGAGAAAGCTGCTGAGCAGCATAAGAAAGCAGCTCAGCATCATAAAGAAGGCAAGACAGAAGAAGCGAAAAAAGAAGCTGGCATGGCTCATGAGACATCTACAAAGGCTCATGAAAAAACGACTGAAGCTGCCACTGAAAGCACTAAACAGTAATATGTGTAGAAGGCGACTCAGGTCGCCTTTTTTGCATTAGGGCTGAAACCAATCATCAGCACTTTCCCATGTTTCCATATTTTCTAAAGCCCCTGAAAAACTGATAACCCACATCATATTTAGATGGCCGATCATTGTTTTTTTTACTATGACTATGCACCGAAATTTTTCCGAACAGATCCGAAAAAACAGATAGGCATTTGAATTTAAAGGAAGTAAAACGAAGGTATTTCGGTGTGTTTTAGAATGGATTTTTATTGCATCATTATGAATTTAAAGGGTTTATTGATTTTTCGGCATATAAAGGAATCGTATTCGGTCTCTTTTTAAGTTGTTGATTTTAAAGATTTTTTTTCACAACAAACGAAAATAAACGAAATTTCCACGAAATCCTATACTCGGACTAAATCTCAACCCACTCATTTTTACGTGAATCCAGGTATACATTCGTCATTTTCATCGACTTGTGACCAAGCAATTTCTGTGCAAATTCCTTACCGTATTCCGCTTCATAAAGACGCGATGCCAGGCTGCGGATCTCGTGAAAGCTGGGAGGGGATATTTCATAAATCAGATCGGTAGCCTTCAATGCTTTAACAAATGCTTTGGTAAGCGAGTCGGCGTTTAAGGCTCCAGGTTCTCGGCCTGAACTTTTGCTGGATGAGCTGATGAGATATTCACTTTTACTGTTATTCAGGCACTTTTCTATAATGTCCCCAACGTTAGCGTTCATTATTTCCAACCGTAAAGAGAGTGATATAGCAATTTGATTGCCGGTCTTGCCCTGAATTACCCAAAGCTTGCCGTCATGAACATCGCTTCTTTTTAATTGCCGCACATCGTCACGGCGCTGGCCGGTAATCAGCGCCAGTGCTAGGCTGAGTTGAACCCAGTTCCGTTGTTGGCCTGCAGCCTCATAAATTTTGCAAAAGGTTGCATAGTCAAGTCGCTCCCGCTTAACTTTTGGTGACGGCGTGCGTGTTGCTTCCACTGGGTTGCTGCTAATTAAGCCATCAGCAATGGCTTCCCTAAAAACATCAGACAAAACAGAACGTAGATTTACTGCCATTGAACTTTTACCACTATCGACATAGGTGTTAATAAAATCAGCGATATGCTTGGTGGTAACGGTCTCGATCGGTCTCTCGCCAAATTCTTGGTTAATATATCCGATTTGCAGGACTCTCATTTTCATGGTGTTCTCAGCCAGCTCACGACGCTTTAATAGCTCTGAATAGCGTTTAAGCCAGCGAGCCACAGTATTCACCTCGGCTTTAGCCGCAGGAGTTGGGGCAGGGGCTTGTAATCGTTCAAGCAGGGCTACTGGCTGAAAGTTTGATTCAATAATCCCTATCCCGGCAGTAATGCCACACTACCTGGCTTCGAGGTAGAGGATATTTTTCAATATACGTGGGAAATATCTGATAATTAGTTTCGAGCTTGGTGCCGTGAATATTTAATGGCAAACTTGGTTTTTGATCTAATGTTTAGGTTAATTAATCTAACTTCAGATTGTTGATAACTTATGATGAATTCATCAAAATCAAAAATATATATCTACGCTATGTAAATGAAATCGGCGCTGGATACGGTAACTTTAAAGGGAATTTATCCGATGACGAGCGCTAAAGAATTAGCCACCAAAATGGCTGACTCTATCAATTTAAAAAGTGGCTTTCTTCGTAGTTTTGCTGGCGGTGCTTTGGAGTTACCTGTTGATTTGTACTATCTGGGATACGATTTCCTCAATACTGACAATCGTTGGGCTAATAGTATAGATAAAGAACGTTGCATTAGATTAGTTAAGCGTGGTTTTGCTAACGGGGAAAATCTGGAGAAAATTGCAAACGTAATTTTCACACGATATTTAGATAAGGTTGACGCGGATAAACTCAAAAACATAGCGATTAACGGCTCAGCCAGCATTGCAGGAAGTATGGTGGCAAACAGACTTGTTTTGGGTAATATCGGCGCTATCTTTGCCAGAAATTTAATCGCAAAAATGCTGATAGGTTTTTCATTCACGACCATACTATCAATTGGGGCTGTTCAGTCCCGTGCTGTTTATACATCCCGTGAACTGAGTATGCGTGACCCTGAGTTATACGCCTATCTTAACCGACTTGGGGATCTCGACCTGTTATATTTTTTGGTAGAAAAACGGATTAGGCCATTTGAGGACGCTACCGCATTATGGTCTCGAAATCGTCAACTCTTTGATGAAGTCACTAAGTACTTCTTTCAAAAGGTCAGGTATTAATGAACCTACTTAAGCGTTTAGCCTCGCGCGGGATTGCAGGCCTTTGTGATTTTGTCATACTCGCAACAATTGCCTCTATAGTCTGGTTTTTGTTCATATCTGAATCCGAATTTAGATATTTTAAAGCCGCGTTATCCTGTGTCGGATTTATCATCGCATATGCCATTTACTATATTGCAGATAAAATCCATGACGGCGTATAACTTTGCGTAACCTAACATGACTTGCAGATACCGGGTAATTAAGCCCGGTTTTGTATTTTACGCTTCAGTTAAAACAGCATCAGGAGACACTGGCCACTCGATATTTAGCGCATTCGAAACATCAGCGTTTTCACCTTCACTCGATATTGCTTCCACGCTTTCAAGTCGGCGCGGAGTTTATCTGGCACTGTAACGGTCAACTAAAACCGGACACGGATTTAGGCACATTGCTGTAGTCGGCGTTCATATTCATCCGGCGATATATTTCCCAGCCGATAATGCCGCCTTTTCAGATTATAAAAACTGTCAATATAATCGATAACATCAGCGATACCCTGACTTCGGGTTTCATAACGACGATAGTTAACCCTCTCAGCTTTCAGGCTGCGGAAAAACCTTTCCGTAACAGCATTATCCAGGCAGTTACCTTTTCGGCTCATGCTACCTGTAACATCCAGTTCCTGCTGGCTGAATTGGAACTGCGCGCTGGTATATTGCGCCCCTTGATCGCTATGGAACACCACAGACCCTGTGGGTCGGCGTTTATTTACGGCCAGCCTTAAGGCCCGGACAGTCAAGTCGCTGTCCGGTTTATCTGAGAAGGCCCAACTCACTATTTTTCTTGAACATAAGTCCATCACGATAGCCAGATATAACCAGCCCTGAGCGGTACGCAGATAGGTAATATCACCTGACCACCAGGTATTCAATGTCTCTGGATTAAACTGCCGGTTCAACAGATTAGCGGCCACGACAGCGGGTTTTCCACCGCGTGGATAGCGATGACGCCCGGGCCGTTTAGCTACCAGTTTCGCCGTCTTTCTTTTCGTTAATGCGTTGGAATGGGTAGCGATCTGTATCTGGCTTGATATTGCGGTAGAAGTGGGAGCCAATTGATTCAACACCGGAGAATGCCGCGTAATCAGCAGCGGATACGTTTTGGTAGTGATACAGCGCCGCCGGTTCACCTTTCGACTTAAAGCGAATCGCCAGCGTATTGCTAATCGGGTCATGGCCGATGCTGAGGATCTGGGAGGATTCAATCTGCCGCCTATTAATTGTTGATAATTTACTTATTTGGGTTCCTTACAGGTAAAAAAAAGAGCCACAGCCTAAGCTGTAGCTCCGAGGGTTTATTTGGCTTTGCTGCTAATGAATATCTATCGCACGCCGCGCGGTAACTTGCTGCAACCGCGCACCTTCTGGCGGGTAACGATTGCAATCCGTTTCTCTGGATCTGCTGAAGTGGGGGGCTTGCTGGGTACGTATGCGACTGCTTGCATGATGTTCCATCGCGTAACTCAATACGCCGTATTTTTCGGATTAAGTACCAATAATAGGCTTGCATTTGGAGGGTATTCTGCTGGCCCATATCAATATGACCTAATCACACAACAGAACTCCACTGTAGATTCCAATGGTTTTTACAAAGCTGCATCCCCAGTAATTAAATTGTTTGGTGATGGTACGTCTGAAACAAACCCCGAATCAGAGGGCGCAATGTCCGAACGCATAAGTGAGGGTGTTTATAAAATATCAGGGGTACTCGGTTTTAACTCAGATGAAAGCTGGGGGACAGAGGGTGGTATTGAAATTCCTCTCGATAAAAACAAGCTGGCATTAATCTGGGTAGATTATAAAGTGACTGCCAACGGTGATTTGCTGATTAAAACTTATCACCGAACACACCCTGTATCGCCTGAATTTGCCAGAAATATTATCGAAGGTTATGAGGACGGCCAGCTAATAGATATACCGGCAGGGCGTTTTGTTGATCTGCGTGTTCAGATGCCACAGGTTGAAAAAAATTCTGTATCCATTGATACTGAGTAATTAACTCATTTTATTACATAGATGTAAGTAACCTACATTGGCTTACCAGCGGCGGATGTTTTACGGGAAAGATGTAGATATTTGCGATAACAGATGGATAAGGGTAAGCTTTCGCCTGTTCGATAAAGGATCGATGCAGCGTTTTGGCAATTGACTAAACTTATCCACCATGGACACTGATTTTAGAAGGACTTAAATATATGGATGAGCAAGAGGTTAAACATAAGTTATTGCGTCTGGGCGTCAGTAATTTAGATGCAGACACATTAATAAACATGGCAAAAAAAAAGAACACTAGCGTGAGCAGAGTATTCCTCATGAGTTTACGAGGATTGTATTTTGCAAATTTATTATTAATAGTTGCTTACTTTTTTTTTACATACAACATGGACGCTAAAAGTTTAATTTCATTCTCAGTTATGTATATATCAATAGTTATTGTTATTTACTTTTTTACTCCATCATTAAAAACTTTTTTTTGGAGTTTAAAAGTGTTGTTTAGCTTAAAAGGACAATAAATGAATAGCTATTCAATAAACACATTGGAAAGAAAAAAAGAAGATATTAATCGCACAGCTATGAATGTCGCTTTTTTATATATAAATGACATAAGACTTCGCAGCAGCTTCATTCGCAGCGAGGGTGAATTAGCTAACGTTTATATTAATGATTTCAAACTGGGAAGGATTTCATATTCCGATGCTATTGCAAAACTGCATGAGCAATACAAAATACTCAATGACAGATATTTTGATTTAGTCAGTGGGAAAGCGAAGATATATGCCATAGCAAAAATAAAAAGAGAAAACTCTGTTAAGAAAATAATATTATCTCAAGTCGGATTTGTCAGTGGAGTATTACAGACTATCGGCGGATATGGTATTTGCAGCGTAAGCTTAGGGGCTGCATGCGCTTCCATCGGAACTCCTTTAGTTCTTCATGGATTAGAAAATGCGTCAGAGAACATTCACTATCTTTTATTTCGCGAAGAATCAAGTTACATACCACTACGAGATGCTTACAGGTATGCTGCTGTGAAGCTAGGTGGCACAGAAAGAGATGGTGATATCGCCTATTCAACCGTAGACCTGACGCTCTCTGGAGTAACGCTGTTCAGATCTGTACTAAAACCCGATGCCTGGAAACTGTTCCACTACATCAGAGAGGATTATATTATCGGCTGGAAAACACTGGGAGTAGCAGGAATAACCAGCGAATTTGTCGGTAACTCCGCAACAGGATTCTCCATCTATCAGATAATAGATAACAATAATGAGAATAACAGTGATGAAAATGAACAATGGAATAGGTTATTAGAAAGATAATAAAACCACTGGTATATAAGTAGGGTATATATTATACATCAGTGGTATGTGTTAGTGTGGTTTAATAAATTCGCTCATCCCACACACTATAGCCTGTTGTTCCCGCGATATGATGAATCCATTTTATGTCTTTATAAGAAACACTTAACATTTCTTCAGGTTGACTATCTTCATGTGTCAGAATGTGAGGATAATTAATTCCCACTCGTTTTAACGTGGCCTTATTGACGTCAATAGAAAAATAACGTTCTTGGCTTCCTTCTTTTGACGTCCTGTAAAAATCAAAAGTAAGATGCAATAATTCATTATTAGAAATAGCCATGCCCAACAATGGTGTAGATTTGTCTACTGGTTTGATTATATTGATAGGTAAGTGGTTAGCATTTTGCTCTCGGTTAATACCATGCGTTAGTGAATAAATCATGATTTGATTGGTATGAGCGGCCTGAAATTTGTTACCAATAGAGTCATAAGTTGAACACCCGGCAGAGATAAGTCCCTGTTTTTCGCCTTCTATAGTTAAATAAATTAAATTAGCCACATAACTCCCTTATGTTTTCGTCCTGAAAAAATCAGTTTTGAGATTGCAACGTACACCTAATTTCTTTTTTAATATTATCAAATTGTATACATCTTGATAAGACAGATATGTGATTCGTTATTGTTTTTTGTGCTATGTATCATTTTTTTAGATTCTTTAGTGTCAAAAAAAGCTAATGTCCGTTGATGTGAAGTAAATTACGCGGTAGATTACCCAAAGATGCCAAGCCTCACTTTTTAGTGGGGCTTTTTTTATGCCTGCCGGAAACCTCTCATTATGTCAGCTATCGATATCACCACCATGCGCGGCGAAATGCCTCGGACGGTTCCACATCTATTGCCTGAGCAAGCGGCCACTGTAGCCAAAAATTGTCATTTTCGGCATGGAGTTATTACACCGATCATGGCTGATGTGGATGGAGTGAAAACCTTTAGTCTGAAACCAACGACTATTTTCCGTTACCGTGATGATTATTGGTTTGCCTGGACTGACTTGGTTGATGCGATCCGCAGCCCGGTGGCGCAGGATAAATATGAGCGGGTGTATTTCACCGACGGCAAATACCCCAAAGTCACCAGCAATGAAATTACCACCCAAGGTCTGATTACCACGCTGGTAAAACGTAAAAGCATTCCCATTCTGACCATCCCGCGTGGCTCAGGCCAAAACAAGCTGATCCGCTGCCTGAATACCATTCCGCAGATGAAGACCGGTTGTGTCTATCTTCCGGCACTGATGACTGATGACTGATGACTGATGACTGATGACTGATGACTGACGACGGTCAAAAAATCCCGCAGGTTTATTACTGGGATGGCGCGGTGGCTGCCTCGACTGATTGGGTGATGCCTGCACTGACGGAATGCGCTGATTTCTCAGCGGATGACAGCCATAAAAACGACGACATTCTCGACACAATGATGGATTCGATAGAGATCGAATTAATTGCTGGTGGCAGCATCAGTTATGACAAGTGGGTTTAACGATGAGTGAAAAACTGGATTTTGGCGGTAAACCCCGCATTCGCCTGACTGCTGATGGTTTGTCGAATGTGATGACTGGCATGATTACCTGGTTAACGGCGGTCAGCAGAAAATCCATTTCAGCCATTTTGTGCGTGCGCCCGGTGCGGCCTTGCCGATGCGCTTACGCATGATTAACGGCGGCTGGGATGATAGCCGCTTGAGGCGCTGCCTTGAGGATGTGAAAGATGCAGTCGCTGCCAAAGGGGGGATTTCTTCACTGATTCTGGAAGCCAATATCGACACCATCAGTAAAGAAAATCTGGCCACTGATTTAGCTTCTGGCGATATGGATGAGGCGATAGCCAAACGCTATAACACTTTCGGCATGATGAAATCGCTCTTTCGGCTAGCGTTGCTGGATTCCAAAGAAACCCTTGATCGCAAAAAAATCTCTTTCGGTGGCTTGGGGGAGGTGTTGGCGGTGCTGATGGAGTGGACGGCGGGCGCGTCTGGTATTCTAATGACTCGCATCTTCGGCGTTATCACTACTTCTTTAAAGCCAGCAATGACATTATTCTCCAGTTGGCCGATTGGTCTGATGCTAATAGCCATCCGGTCTGGTGGACGTTTAGTGATGATGATATTGCCAGCCAGAACAAGGTGGGGGATGTGGTTTCACTGCTGAAAAGCAAAGGTAACCGCCATGTGTTTGCGGGCTATAAAACTGCTGAATCCGTGAATACTGACCCGACCCAAGCCTATGCCATGGTGCAATTGGCGGCGGCGTTCCATAAGTTCAGGCCAACAGGATTAAACACCGCCATTACCGGCGAGTATCAAGTGTTACCGGGGGTGATGGGCGATAATATGGCCACCAGTGCCTACAATGCCTTAAAAGCCAAGAACGCGGTGTTTTTCACCAAAATTGAACTGGCTGGGCAAATTGATAACAGCCGGGTGATCAACAGTAAATCGATGTCGTCCTATGGCGAATTTATTGATGATGTGGTCAATCTGGATGTGTTGAAAAACCATATTCAGGTGGATGGCTACAACTACATTGCCAATGTCGGCACCAAGCTCGCACTGACACCACGCGACTATGACGGATTGCTGTCTACGGTTGCCACTACCTGCAAACGCTTTTTCAATAACGGGGTGCTCGGTACCGGCTCTTATGTTGATCCTGACGATGGCGTGACGAAAGTGGCTGATTTTGGTTTTGTCATCCGTTCGCGCCCTGAGGATGTTCTTTCGCTGACCTCCGACCAACGCAAAAAGCGCGTTTACCCGTTAACCACCCTGTTAGTGATTTTAGGCCGTGCCGGTCATATCGCTGAAATCAATACCACCGCGGAGTAATCCCTTATGACCATGCACAGATACGGCGCTGATGGCTCTAACCTCACCGTCTTTGGTATTCCTATTGATGATTTTGGTGATACCGACCCACCGATCACCATTGAAGATTTAGAACCCCGCGCCGCGCTAAAACGCGGTATCGGCGGCACGTCAGTACGGCTGGACAATAAAACCCGCGCCAAACGGTTGACCATCAACCTGATCCCTGGCTCGGTGCAGGCGCGCCAGTTATTGGCGGTGGAAAAATCCGGTATTGATGCCACCCTTATCTTTTCACAGACCGGCACTGACGAACGTTTTGCCGGGTTAGACGGCATCATGACTAACCGTGGCTCAGCCACCCGCGCCGGGAAAAGTGGCGTGTCGGATGAACAATTTATTTTTGAATTTTCTGACTCTGAGGAAACCTAACTATGGGGCGTCAAATTGAAGTTGTGATCGGTGATACCCTTTTTCGCGGGGCAACATCACCGGCCAGAGATCAAGTGGAAATGCTGCAAATCGCCGCTAAGTCTGGTTTGTTACCGGCGATCAATCCCAATGTCACCGCGATGGGTATGGCAGCTAGTTTGGCCTCTGTCGATACGATGAGCTTAAACCGCTTGAAAGAGCTGTGTTTTAACAGCGGTAGCATCGTTCGCCAATCCGATAACATCCCGGTGGGCGAAAACCTGTTCCAAGATGAGGCCCATAATTACCTGGTATTGCTGGGACAGGTACTGAGGGAAAATATCGGCCCTTTTTGGCAACTCAGCGGCGAGGGAAAAAGCGCGGAAAACAATCCGCAGCACCCTCCCGCGTAGACTGGTTTTTATGGCGACCCTGCGCCGGTATCGGGCAACACTGCTCGCCACTGGCAAGGTGGTCAGATATGCTGGATGGCACTTACACCATTGATGATGTGCAACTGATGCATGATGTGTTGGATGAGATTGCGGCGGTGGTGGAAAGGGGGTTGGGTTAGCAATAGACTGTTATTCTGCATCGCCTATAATGTAAATGAATTGCAAATTTAAAGAGTAAAACATACTATCTTTATGGATATTAAATATAAGGATATTATGAATGAAAGAAATCAGTGGAGAAAAATGGGTTTCTCGTTTTCAGGGAAGTGCTTCAACCCAATCATTAAGCCCGTCATTTAAAATAAGTGTTGACAACTTTATATCTGAATTAACAAAGTCGGGTGCGACAATCGTTATATCAGCAACATTAAGACCACCTGAAAGGGCTTATTTGATGCATTGGTCTTGGAAAATATCAAGAAACCTTGCCAAGCCTGAAGATGTACCGGAAAAAACCGGTATCAGCATTCAATGGGCACATAAAAAGAGCGATGGCAGTATAGACACGGCGAAAAGCATTAAAGCCGCACAGGATATGGTAAGAGCGTACGGTATGACAGGACTTAATGTTGCTCCATCATTAAAAAGCAGACATACCGAAGGCAATGCTATAGATATGAATATCTCATGGATGGGAGATTTAAAAATAAAAAATAAAAAAGGGGAAGATGTCTTAATTAAGAGTTTTCCCAAAGATGGGATGAATACAGAACTCCATATCGTAGGAAAAAGCTTTGATATTATAAAATACCATGGTGGTTCCAAAGATAGACCTCATTGGTCAACGGATGGTAGATAACATGAAGAAAATGATTGTTTTTATTTTGCCATTTATTCTTTTACTTGGATGCTCCCATGCTGCTGAAAAATACCCGGCTGATATTAGCGAGTTTTTAAAAATAGCAGATGAATGCCAATATCTTGCTGGCGAATGGGACTCATCAATCCCCAAAGAACGGCAAATTGCCATAGAGAAAGAAGTCAATGTTACTTGCCCTAAAGCAACTGAATTGCAAAAAAAATTAAGCACCAAATACCAAGAGAATAAGCAATTGCTAGAAGTCATTAATGATTATGACTTCTAATAGCGTCATGGTGACTGTGACGAACTGATTGTTACAGTAAACACCATTATAAGTACTCCTACGAGTATCAAACCCGCCACTGCGCGGGTTTTTTTATATCTAAAATATGAGGTGTCCATGTCAGAGATGCCTGCGTGGGCGGATATCTCACCGCCAGTACTCACCCGCCAATGAACTGGCCGCCACGGCGCGCAGTTATCGTGATGATTCTATTACTGCCACCGATCCGATGATGGTCAGTGATTACTGCATCGGCGATACACAGTTGACGGAAGCGCAACGCACTGAGCTGATGGAAGCCCGCACCGCGTATCGCTCATGGCCGACAGTGGAAAGCTGGCCGTTAATTGAGTTACCAGAATTACCACAGTGGTTACTGATTGAAGCGGTAAATCAAGGCTATCGAGTACCTGCGTGGCCACCGGTATTCTAAAATACAAAACCGGGCTTAATTGCCCGGCCTATTTCAATCGTACAACCAGCGACCCGCTTTGGCGGATTCAATAAGCATACCGATGGTGAAGTCTGGAACGGGTATGGGGGCTGTTTTCTTGAATGGATTGAAAGAAAAAGGAACATCAGGGAAGTAATTTTTAATATTGAAATTCCCTTTTTCTACAGAGAATTCTTTAAAGAAATCATTCATGAGGTCTTCTACTTCAAGCTCATCAATACTAAGGTCAGTGTCTAAGTCTGTATCGGGAGTTAAAGCTACTTTCTTTCTAGTGAATATATAGAAGCCAGCATAAGGTCGTACAAGATCATAAATGCGCTGTTCAATATCATCTACCAT